TCATGCTCTCGATGATCGTCGGCTGATTTCGGCGGCGTAGTTGGTCCAGTCTCCGGCGGACAGTCGCTGCCATGCGACGGCGACGTCGGTGTGGATGCCGAGGGTGCGGGCCAGGATCGCTGCGGGGATCTCGGTGGCGAGCTGGAACAGGGCGGTGCTGCGGTCGGCGCCGGGCCGGATGCCGAGCTTGTTCAGCCGTTCGACGAGTTGGCCGGTGCTGATGGGTCGGCCGGGCTGACCGCCCGGGAACAGCCAGAGCGATGGTGTCAGCGCACCGATTGTCGCGTGGCCCTTGCGTTTTGCGGCGACCGCTTGTGCAAGCTCGTCGACGGGATGGGGAAGATGGATGGGTGAGGAGCCCAGGTGCAGCTTGACGGCGCCATTGCCGGTCTCGAGGTCGACGATGGTCAGCCGCGAGATTGCTGCCGAGGTTTGGGCGTAGAGAAGTACGAGCAGGCCCGCGAGCCGGTCTTCGGCCTTGACGGTGTCGTCGTGCAGCAGCCGCCGCGCGATGTCCCATCGGTGTTGGTCATCGAGCGGCCGGGTGGGGCCCATCCAGCGGCGGGCGGGGATGCGGACGCTGATCAGCTTGTTCTTGTGGGCCCAGCGTATGAAGTGCCCGGCGGAGCCGCGGTTGACCGCGGTGTTGTCGGTGAGCCATTGGTCGAGGTCGGCTTGTTGACAGGTGCCGAGGGCGAGCTGGTGATCGGTCAGCCAGCCGAGGAAGGCGACGGCTCCGTAGATGCGTTGCCGGACCGAGTTGAACTGCTGGATCGTGGTGAGGGCGCCGTTGTTGCGTTGCCGCAATCGGCGGACGAGCTGCCAGGTGGTGTAGCGGTGCAGCACGCTTCGCTGTTCGGGATCCGACTGGGCGGCCACCACGCGGCCGACCAGCTGCTCAGCGCGGATCATGTGCTCGTCACGTTCGGACAGGGCGCCGACACCGACGAGGACCTGCCGCAGGTGAGCGAGAGCTTTGCTGTCGGGCAATTCGTCCAGCGCTTCGTGAGTCAGCGCCCGTCGACCGGCGGCGAGGTCGGCCAGTACGGGCGCAACGGACTTCTTCCTCAGCCATCGCATCGCGGTGATCGGGTGCTCGGCGGTCGCGATGTTGTTCCGCAGCGCTTGCAGCCCGGGATGCAGAGACGCCGAAGGCGGGCCCAGGATTCCGTTGAGGCCCTGGTTGATGAGGCAGCGGCCGCATTGCCCAGGATGCGGGTGGGTGGGGTCGCTGCAGGTCGGGCAGTCATGCCAGATGGGGAGGGTGGTGCAGTCCTCGCAGCGTGGCTGGTCCAGGGTGCCGGAGACGATGGCCGCGGTCCGGCCGCAGGAACAACACCGTGCCGTGCGTCTCTGGCAGGCAGGACACCACGGTCGTCCGGTGGTTCGGGATGTGCCGCAGAGCTTTTCTTCGCCGCAGATCGAACACGCAGCGGTCGGGAGGGGCGGGCAGCTGACGCAGATAGGGCCGTCCGGCGTGCGGGTGCTGACTGGCCGGCGGCGCCCGCAATTGAGGCAGATTTCGAGGTTGTCAGGGTCAGTGACCAGGCAGTTCGGGCAGAGCGGCCTGCCTTGTTCGTCTCGTGTCGCGGGCTCGCGGTTCGCGCCGCAGCGCGTGCATTCTTCGACACGGCTGTGGGCGATGCAGGTGCGGCAGACGCGTTGTCCGTCGAGGGGTTTGTCGATCCGAACGACCCGGTGGCAGCGAGGGCATGCCGGTCGGACGATCCCGGCGACGTCTGCGGCGTGAAGGGCCTCGATCAACGGAACGATGGCCCGGACTGGAGCGAGATGGCCAGCGCCGGTTAATAGTTCGGGTTGAGCTTCCAGTGCCCAGCCGATCCTGCGCTGATGGGAGGGCCGGGAGGCGAGCTTGCCGACGGCGGTGGCGATGAGGTCTCGGTCGACGTCCGGGTCGAGCCGGGTGATCACGCTGTGTATGACGCCGATTGGGTCGCGGTCGTCGCGGTCGGGGCATTGGGCGCAGCGGGGCTGTCCGGCGCGGTCCCGGGTCGTGACGTGACGCTGTCGGTCGCAGGCCGCGCAGGTCAGTGGCCGGATGCCGCAGGATCCGCAGTACCAGTCCTGACCGCGCCGCTGCAGGGTCCGCATCGGTTTGCTGCAGCCGGCGCAGACCGGCGGGGAAACCTCCGCGCCCGCCTCCCGCAGAGCGCTCGGCGAGAAAGGCCGCGAGCCGCCGCGACTTCGCCCGCCCGCCGGCGACTCCGGTGACGACGGCCCGGACCTGGTCCGCTGTCAGTCGACCATCGACCGCCAGCACCAGGTCCGTGACGAACCCGACGGGGTCTGAGATCGCGCGACCGTGGTCCGCTGCGGTCACGACGGTTCGGCGCCGCGGATCCGCGCCCGCCGGGGGCGTAGGTTCCCGATGCCGGCCTCGGCGCCGACAGCCCTCTTGCCGCGCGTGGTGGCGTCGGCGGCAACGGCCGGTTCGATCAGGTCGTCCATGGTGCAGTCGAGGATGTCCAGTAGCGCCATCAAGATTTTCAGGCTCATCCGTTCGGGCCGTTCGACCACGAGCCGATAGACCTGGCTCGAGGACAAGGTGATGCCGCGTTTGTCCAGCGGTTCGATCAGGTCGGTGGTTTGGAACATGCCGCGGTCGGCCATGACGTTGCGCAGGTGCCAGTGGTAATCGAGTTTGGCGGGCATCATCGATCCTTTCCTGCCGGGGCCAGTACGGGCGCCAGCGCCTTCTGCAGCATGGTGTTCATGTAGTCGGTGCTGACGTGGGTATAGATGGCCGTGGAACTGTCGCTTTCGTGCCCGACTTGCGATTGGATGAATCGACGGTCGGCGCCATCCTCGGTGAGGTGGGTGACGTAGGAGTGCCGGGCGCTGTGCACGACCAGCGCTTTCGGGAGCTTGAGCGCATCCCGGTAGGCGACGAAGCGGGCGTTGATCTCCGCGGGCTTGATCCGCCCGCCGCGCTCGGTGACCCAGAGCGCCGGATGATCGGGGCAGCCGAACCGGGGCCGGACGTGCTCGACGTAGTCGACCACGGCTTCCACCGCCCAATCCATCACCGACAGCACATTCCGCCGCCGCGGCGGCTGGCCGCGTTTCGCCTTCCCGTAGCGGACGTTGAGTGTGCCGTAACGGCCGAACTGCGGCGCCGCCGGGTTGCGACCGAAGTCCACCAGATCCAGTTTGGCCGCTTCGGAGCGGCGTAGGCCCCATCCGTATATGACCTTGAAGATCGTCGCATCGCGATAAGCGGCAAGGGCCCCTTTGCGTTTCGCGCGCACCGCGCGCTCGACCTGATCGTCGGCATAGTCGAGGAATCGTTGCATCTCCTCCCGGCTGAACGGGCGCGCCTCCGGTCGGCCCTCGTAGTCGTTGAGATGGGCGATCGTGTTCCACTCGTGACAGATCGCCACCGGATGGGTGCCGAACGCTTCCTCACACGCGACAGCCCACCCATATCGGCCGTCGACCAGGTACTCGCTGAACAACCGCAAGCCGCACTGGTAGCCCCGGATGGTCGACGGCGCCAGGTGCTTTTCGCTGGTCAGCCAGAGCGACCATTCATCGATGTCCGTCGGGGTCCACTGCCACGGATAGTCGTTGACGAACTCCATGAACCGCCGGACCAGCTTCTCCCGGGCCGTGATCGTTTCCTCTCGCAGCCCGCGGGCAGCCTGCTGGGCGCGCCAACCGCGAAACATCGCTTCCGCCATCGCATCCTGCGGGCGCAACTGCGCCACCCCGGACACCAGCTCCAGATGAGCCGCCCCGGCGAGGTCGACCTGCCGCAACCCACACTCCTTACGCCACCGAACAGTGCGAGAATCATGCATCAGGCGGGATCATTGAGGCAAACTTGCTGGCCAACAGGCGTTCTCTCGTCACCGCTGCGGTAATCTCACGCTGCTCCCCATCAGGCCACCAGCAGATTTTCGCCCGTCTGATGCAATTCCCGAGGGTTAGCGTAGACATCGAGCGTCATCGCCGCCGACGCGTGCCCGAGCATCTTTTGCAGCGCCTTCACGTTCGCACCGGCCGATACCGCCAGGGATGCCGCAGTGTGCCGCAGATCGTGCGGAGTGACCCGTGGAACTTCGGCGGCACTGACAGCCTTGTCGAACCACCCGGACTCGGTATGGGAGCGCTGAAGGTAGGAGCCGTCCTCGTTCGGGAACACGAGATCCTCACGAGACTTGCCCTCGCACCGCTTCGCGAGGATCGCGATGAGGAAGTCGGCGAGCGGAACAGTCCGCCGTTTGTGGCCCTTCGTCGTGCCGACGATGATCTCGCTGCCGACTTCGACCGCGTTCTCATCCACCGTGGCGCGCCGGCGCAGCAGATTGAGATCCCGAACCTTCATCCCTGTGGCCTCGCCCCACCGCACGCCGGTGTACGACAGGAACAGGACGAGATCGGAGTGCTCGCCACACTCTCGGGCGAGAGCGTCAACCTGTTCGTGTGTGAGGTAGACGGGGCGCTTCTTCGGCTTGCGTGGCAGCTTCATCCCACGGGTTGGATTCGAACGGATCAACCGGTCGCGGACTGCGTCCTCGAGGATGCCGGCGAAAACTTGATGCGTTCGGATGACGACGGTGGCGCCGACGGACTTCACGTCCCCCTTGCCGCGGCCGAGCTCCGTGATCCAGGCCTGGACAAGACTCGGCCGGATGTCGCCGAGCTGGACCTCACCCCACCGCGGTTCGACCCGCAGCCGCCACGCCACCTCGAGTGGTCGATACGCGGACTCCTTCAGATGCCCTCGCTGCCGGGCGAGCCATCCCGGCCCGAGCTCGCCGACCGTCGTGCGCGCGTCGGTGGGGGAGATGTACTGGCCTTTGAGCTTGTCGACCTCGACCTCGGCGGCGAATGCTTCGGCTGCCTTCTTGGTGGTGAAGCCGCGCTTGTCGGTCTGGCTACCGTCCGGCTTGCGGTATCGAACGCGGTAGCGCTTCCCCTTCGCCGTTTCGTACGGCTTGATGGTGGCCACTACCCGGCCGGTCTCGATCGTTGATGCTGGTCCATAGCTACACTTCCTATCGAATCTGGAGATTCAATTCGCCCCCGCGCCCACCTCGTATGGGCGCGGGGGCGAGCCTTTGGTGCCAGATGGGCGACGTGATCAGGACCGCCGCTCGAGCTCCTGGCTGATGTATCGACGCTCGCCCTCGGTCAGATCACGGATGCGGTGCTGCAAGGTTGGCAGATCAACCCACAGTTCTTCGGCTGTCTCGTGATCGACACGCCGCGACCACACGAGAGCGTCGACGAGCTTCTCGATGGTGATCAATCTGCGTGCTGTGATGCATTCGACAATCCGCTCTTCCTTCAAGGCAAGGTGCGGGTCGTCGGGGACCGGGCCTCGTTCGAGATGCACGATCTCGTGGGTCAGGGTGCACCGGCGTTCAGCTTGGTTCGATGTGCCATCGATCTCGATGCCGTCCGCTGTCCATTTCCCCATGCACCCGAAATGCAGGCAATTGGGGAACGTGACGTCGAGATGCGGGTAGCAGCGCTGAAGGTGTCGCCATGGATGCCATCGATGAACCATGCCCCGTCCAAACGTGTCGGTGTCCTGTGGTAGGCCCACAATCTACTCGAACGCATGTTCGAAATACGAGTTACTGGTCGGTAACTGAAGTGACCCAAGTCACGAGCGGGAACGAAAGGCGCTGTTACGCGCCGGTCTCCGGACCGTCCGGATCAGCCTGATCCCACGGCTCACCCTCGACCCGGCGCCGTCGGCGTTCCTCGGTCTCACCCTCGCGCCGCGCCAATTCGAAGTCGCTCTGCACGAGGATCTCTGGTCCCGGGACGAAATTCTCATCCAAGTCAGGCCTGGATCCTTGATCGGGCTTAGTCAAGCCTTCATGCTGGAGATTGCGTGCGGCAGTGCCTGTGGCTTCGGCCGCCTCGCGGAATTTCTTCGGCTTCATGGGGGCTCCTGACTTGCGCGAGCTACCGCCTGCGCGGCCGAGCTCCGGGCTGCCCTCTTCCGTCCGCGATTCCGTGACTTGTGCATCTTCGTCTCCATCCACTGTTCGTTGGGATGTGAGCTTGATGAATTCGCGCGCCACGGTTGTCAGGGTCTCCTTCGCCGAGTCCGGCAATTCGCCGGCCCCGCCGATGGATAACGCGCTCGGGTCATTTCCGGTGTAGACGGAAAGGCCAAGAGAACGCGCCGATGCCATGACGATGTCTGTGACAGTGACACCGAGTCCGTTCGCCATTCCTCGAATGCTGTCGGGGTCCGGGAAGTTCTTCAGTGTCCGCGTGGCCATCTGATGAAGCCGGCCCGAGCTCGGTGTCCCGCCGCAGTCTTCGGACAGGCGGTCATAGGACCGCGTGCCCTTTCTGTCGGCGATTAGCGCGGCCAGGTTCGGTTCATCACTCACGGCAATCACCGTCTCGCGTCACTCGATGGCGTGTCCACTTCGCAATGTTAGGCACTGCGCAACCATACCGTTCGAACAAACCCGCAGGTGGCAACTAGTCGCGCCTAACAACATGTCGCGAAAAATCTTGTCGGCACCCCGCATCAGCGGCTATGCAGTCGTGTTCCTATTGCGCTTCTGCCTAGCATTGCGGCATACTCTCCATTGCAACGCTTGACAGATTGCCTAACCAGGGGTGAGGATATGGGAGTCAAATCAGACACGCGCCGACACCGTTCCAATCGAAGGAGGTGGCCCAGTGGCATGAGAATGCAACTCGTAGCGCGAGACGCATTGATCGACAGAATGGACCGCAAGGGATTCTCGAATCGGCGTCTCGCCAAGTACGCCGAATGTGCACCGGGAACCGTTGACAACCTCATTGCAGGGCGAACTCAGGCGGTCAACAAACCGCGAACAGCCGAGCTCATTTGTGAGGCCCTCGACGTCCCGATGGACATCTTTTTTGTGCCTGAAATATCTCGCAAAGCAATGCAACCTACATCGCGTCGCAAGATATCTGCGGCATAGAAAAAGCCGCCAGCTGAGGCAACAGCTGACGGCCACGACACAGATAGGAGATCAAATGTCTGAGATTCAGACTACGGCACACTCGCCGTTCGACGAGCTGATGCTAGCGGGGGGCAGATGGTCGGCCCGGGCGCTCATGTCACCGCTCGGCTACGGCGCCGACTGGCGAAACTTCGAGGCGGTGATTGACAGGGCCGAGAGGTCGGCCCTGAATCAGGGACACGACGTCTCTGACCTTTTCGTTGCTGTCACCGAAAAGTCGGGTGGCCGACCACGTGTCGACTACCACCTGAGCCGCTTTGCTTGCTACCTCGTCGCGATGAATGGAGACCCACGTAAGCCCGAGGTTGCCGCCGCACAGGCGTACTTCGCAGTCAAGACACGCGAGGCTGAGACAACAGCTCCTGCGCTCACCGGTCCGCAGCTGATGGCCACAGCCCTTCTCGAAGCGGCCGCGACGTTGAAGGCGAAGGATCAGCAGATCGCCGTACTCGCCGCACCGGCACGGGCGTGGAACAACCTCGCAGATGCGAAGGGCAACTACAGCGTCGCGGAGGCCGCGAAGATCCTGTCGCAGGATCCGAACATCAGCATCGGCCGTGATCGACTGTTCGACTTCATGCACAGCAAGCGTTGGATCTTCCGCTCGCGGAATCCGCGCGGCGGCTGGGAGGCCCGGCAGGAGCAGGTCGACACTGGCCGCCTGTATGAGCGACCAGCCCGGCCGTTTCTGAACTCGAAGTCGGGGGAGTACGAGCTGCCGGCGCCGACGCTCCGCGTCACGGTGAAGGGAATTGCCCGGCTGCACGACCTTCTCGGTGGATCGGGTCAGCTCACGCTGAGTGATGCGGCATGAGCGTCTCGAAGCCGTTGACGGTGAAGGAAGTTCAGGCGATCTCGCGCCGCGGTGCGAACCGTGTGTATGCGGCGGCGAACTCGGGTGCTCTCAAGTCTCTGCAGGGGAGTGTCGGGCAGCGTCATCTCTTCACGGAGGAAGACGTCGCCGATTGGATCCGCCGCGGGTCGCCGGAGATGCCGCCGAAGAGGCGGAGGGGTGCAGCGTGATCCTCTACGAATGCGAGCGTTGCAGCTTCGGGATCGGCGGATCCCACCCGGAGACCGCCGAGGACGAGTACGAGCTGCGTCAGGACATCGAGGCGCACGAAGAGTTTTACCGCCGGCAGGACGACGCCGCTGCGTTACTCGATGAGGGTGATGGGCGCGCCCGGGGTGATGAACAGGTGGTGGCGTGCGCCGTCGTGCGTGAGGGACATGACGACACCCATGGTCTTGCCCTCGGCGAATCGCTGGAGCAGCTCGCGGGTCGCATCGAGCCTGGTTTGGCTGATGTCGTAAGTGACGCCATTGAAGATTATGCGGGCCACGATGCGCCTCCTCCTTCTGTTGGGGAAAGCGTAAAAGACGCGTACCTGCGTCGACTGGCTGCCCAGGGGCTGGCGGTTCTGCCGGACCGTCGGGTGCCGAGGCCCCTCACGCGCGACGACGTGCGAGCCATCGTGCGTGAGGAGATCAGACGAGTTCGGCTACCAGACCTTCCCGCTCCGATCGGCTCCACCGTCGACAGCAGATTCGCCGTTGCCCTCGAGGAGCCTGATCCGGTCCTCCGCCTCGACGAGCCGACTCTCAAGGCGCATTACTGCCAGCATCAGCGGGGCGACCAGACCTACTGCGCTGAGTGTTTCGCCACCTGTCTGCTCAAGGTTCTGGATGAGGTCCTCCCTGATGGCCGCCGAGACGGGGAACTCGTCCGGGATCGACAGAGCCTTCAGATGGCTGACGCTGCTCAAGAGGTTCCTCCTTCTGTTTTTGGTCGTAGCTCAACAGTAGGAGACCGATTGGTCGGCAAGACAGAGTCCGCAGCTGATTGTGACAACTCGGGGTCAAGCCTTCAGGTGCTCACCCGACGCGAGTCGCTCGTCGAGCTCGTCGAGCCCTTTGGTCATGGCGTCGATCATCTCGGCGGCAGTGGCGGGTCGCGAGTTGTTCGACGCGAGGGTATGGAAGGCCTGGTAGATCGACTTCACTCCGGTGAGCGAGTCGGGGACCGCATCGATTCTGCGAGCGAGGTCATTAAGTCGAGCGTCGGCAGCCATTCAGTTCCCCCTCCGTGCGTTGATTCTGGCGTCACCACCTTAGGCGAGGGCGGCGGCAATGGCTGACCTGTACGAAGGCGACCTCGACGCCGTGCTCGCCACCGTCCCGCACACCGAGCGGGCCCGGTCCTGATCGACGCCCACTCCCGTGTCGCCGAGCGTTTCGTCGCCGAGTTTGAGGCAGGACTGCTGACGCAGGCCGAAGCCCGCGAACTGGTCGGTGTTCCGGCTGATTCCGGTGATGTGCCTGCGGAACCGAGCACTACCAACATCATCCATCCACAGCTTGTGAATGAAACGAGACTGCGATGACAGCAACTTTCGACGCCCGCATTGACGGCGACGATCTGCATGACCACTTCTTGACCACTCCAATCCACGACCAGGTCGAGCGGGATCTGCGTTCTGTGTGGATCCAGCAGCCGACCGTGACCGATGTCGAGTTCGACCGCGCCGTCTACGCCGCGATGACCCTCGCGAAGCCGCACCCGGCGACGCCCGACCTGTTCGACGACCTCGCCGCCGCGATCGAAGAGGCACCCGAGCCAACCGGCTGGGACAAGCTCGAGGACTGGCTGACATTCGAATGGCGCTCCTGGATGGGGTGGGCCTTGTGCCTGATCCTCGGCGGCGTCTTCGCCTTCATCGGCTACGGATTGCTGGTGAGTGCATGAGTACGCAACTGACGCTCGCCGAGTACAAGGCGCAGGTCGACGCGAAGTACGCAGGAATGCGCGAGCAGCAGATGGTGAAGCGGGAGGCCGAGCGCCCGCGCAAGGATCACTGGCTGCTCGTCGGGCCCAACGGCGAGATCGACGGCGTGATGACCAAACGGTTCACGAAGTCGGCGGCTGCCGCGTTCGAGGAGTTCTTCCCGAAGAAGAAGGAACGACACGCGGCGTCTGCCGAGGGATGGCACATCGAAGAGGACGACGAGAACGGCACCCGGTGGGCTGCGGATTGCGCTCGCCGTGAGCAGGAGCGTGACGCATGAGCGCCCGCGACGTCATGGTCACCACGTTCGCGCGAGATGCGGGGGCGTCCGGCACGACCTCCGTGGCGTTCGCATCACTCGCGCTCACGGCCCTCGAAGCGAACGGGTACGCGGTCGTGCAACTCCCCGAGGAGCACTTCGCCGGCGACTACGCCCTCGCTCACATCGAAGGCGACGAGATCCATATCGACGTCTGCTGGATCGAGTTCGCCGACGACGCGCGCAAGGTCCCGGCGGCATTGCTCCGCGCGGCTGATCAGCTCGAGAAGCAGCTGGGCGGGGAGCGCCGGCCGGACGACGGCGAACTCGACGACGGCGCGTCCGCCGACCGGGCTCACGACGCCGCCATCGACCGCGGGCTGGGGGTGCTGTGATGCCGCAACGTATCCGACGGCAGCGTACGAAGGGCTGGCGCATGCCTGAGTGCGCCGTCTACGTCGGCCGGGGCAGTCGCTGGGGCAACCCCTTCACGCTGGGCGGGCCGAACGGGCTCGCGTGCGTACCGGGTGCCGTCACCGGTGCCGACTGGGAGTTCGAGGACCGCATCTCTGCCGCGGGAATGCGGCACGACTTCTTCCATGCCGACGATCGGGTCACCCGTTGCGAGATTCGCAACCTGACGCGCGGCGAGGCGGTCGCCCTGTACCGGGAGGCACTGACCGGAAGCATCGTGCACCTGCGTCGCCCGCGGTTGCGCCTCGGGCCGCGCGACAACCCGGTCACCGTCGACACGATCCGCGCCGAGCTGCCTGGCCGTGATCTTGCGTGCTGGTGCCCACTCGACCAGCCGTGCCACGCCGACATCCTCCTCGAACTCGCGAACACGGAGGTGAAGTGCTGATGCAGATCGATGCGAAGCGTGCGGTCTGGGATATCCCGGACACCCCGGAGGAGGTTGCGCAGCGGGCGATGCGCACCGTCGCGGCGAACGCCACCGACGCGACGGAAGCCGCGGACCTGTTGGCGATGCTCGGGCTGATCGACGTCGACACCGAGGTCGCGCAGCGGTGCGCCGTCTGCAACCACCAGATGGTGAACCGCAGCGGAGCGGATCTCCGGCCCCGACCACCCGGCGTGAAATCCACTGGCGCGAAGGGGATGTGCAACACCTGCTACCAGGTCACGTTGCGACCCGACCGACCACAGGTGGGTGGTGTTGCGTGACGGATCCCTTGGCGCCGGGTGGTGCGGAGTGGTCGAAGATCATCACCCCCAGCAAGATCGCCGCGATCGTCACCGACGACGACGGGCGCTCGTTCTCCCGGTACGAATCCGCCTACCGCTTGTGGCATCGCATGAAGGGTCTCATCGACCCGGAGCCACCGAAGGACATCTTCACAGTTGGGCACGCGTTCGAGCCTGCCCTCGCGTACCTGTGGTGCGAGGCCAACCCAGGCTGGCAGCTGTCGCCCGGTGAAGTGCGTGTGCAACGGGACGACCTCGGATTCCCGTGTCTAGCGACGATCGACCGCCGCGCCCGCAGCGGAAAGGCCCGCCGGATCGTCGAGTTCAAGACGTCCCGGAAGCTCGAGGAGTGGGGCGACGACTTCACCGACGAAGCCCCGTTCGACTACGTGATTCAGGTGCAGGCACAGATGCACATCACCGGGTTCACGCAGCGGCCGGCGCATCTGATGGTGATGGGCCCGTACTTCAAGCACCACATCTACGAGATCGAATACAACCCCGGGCTGTGCGCGGTGATCTTCGACCGGTGCCGCCAGTTCTGGGACTCACTCGAATCGTTCACCGTGCCCGATCTCGACGACTCGAAATACACGTACGAGTGCGTGCGCGAACTGCACCCGGACATTGACGGCACCGAGGTCGAACTCACCCCGGAGCTGTCACGCGAGTACCTGCAGATCGACGCCGAGTACAAGGCCCTCGAGAAGCGGCACCGCGGCGTGAAGACCCGGGTCCTCGACCGCATGGGCAACGCGCAGACCGCCCTCTGCAACGGCGAGAAGGTCGCCACCCGCAGCCCTCACAGCCGCGGCGGCGTCGCCCTCAAACCCAACAGCAAGACCGACCCCACGACCCTTGGAGTAGCAGCATGACCAACGAAATCGAGCACTACAACGCCCCGACCGCACTGGCAAGCCCGGCCATGGCTGACGTCGCCCAGGACCTGCAAGCCCATGTGGCTGCACTCGAGTCGGCCGACGTGCTTGCGAAGATGATCCACACCACCGTCCAGGCATACGACGGCGGAACCGACAGCAAGGGCAAGCGGCGGGCAGGACAGAAGGAAGCCGCGGTCGCCATCTACCACGGCATGCAGCTCGGGTGGGGACCGCTCACTTCGCTGCAGAACATCTTCACGGTGCACGGTGTCCCCGCGATGTACGCCCGTGCCATGCGGGCGCTCCTGATCTCGAAGGGGCACGAGGTCGAGACGATCGAGAGCACCACGACCACGGCCACCGTCCGGGCGCGGCACGCCGGCCACCCGAACTGGGAAGAGGTCACCTGGACCATCGAGCTCGCCACCCAGGCCGGGTACACCTCGAACCCCAAGTACAAGACCGACCCCCGCGGAATGCTGTACGCAAAGGCATTGGCTGACGCCTGCCGCCGCGCGGCGCCAGACGTGCTGATGGGCATGCCGTACACGGCGGAGGACTTGGAACTCGACCAGCGGCCGATCCGTGTCACCTCGGAGCGTGTCGAGGGCCCGAAGCGGGGAACCGCAGCGCTCGTAGAGAAACTCGGCGTCCCAGCATCCAGCACTCCGGAGCCGATCCTCGCGACCCCCGCCGACCTCAAGAAGCTGAACGACGCCCTCACTAAGGCGGGCATCACCGAACGCGAAGAAGTCGAGTCGTTCCTCCGCACCCGCACCGGCCGACCAACGTTGGCCTCGTCGAAGGAAATGACCCGAGACGAGGTCGCCTCCACCATCCGCTTCATCGAGACGGGCGAAGAGCCTGCCGGTGATCCCGCGTGACCCGGACCCTCGCGTCCCTCGCCCTCGCCGTCGTTCTCACGGCGGCGGGGGCGGGGATGGGCGCGGTCATCGCATTCGGCTGGCTGGCAAACGGATTCGAAAAGAGGCTCGCGTGAACGACCCGAAGAACATGCACGAGGTGACGATCACTGGCACGGCTGACGCTCCGAAGATCGAGTTCGTCTGCCATGGCGACAAAACGTCGATCTGCCATCAGTACCCCGATTGCGACTGCGAGACGTGGTCCGAGGGTCACCCGCACCCAATGGCGTCACACGGTCGGTGCTGGATGCAGGACTGGTTCGACAACGACGGCACCGCCCCGTTCTCCGAGACGCTCGGCGAGTGCAAGTACACCGTCGGCATGTCGGGACCGATTCGGACGTACTTCTGCGAGGAGTACGTCGAGTGGGAGTTCGCGCCGGCGGATGGAGTGCCCGCATGAGCAACGACACCTACGGCTTCAAGGTCGAGGCATTCGACGGGACGCCGTTCAAGAAGGCAACCGTCCGCACCACGATCGTCCGGCCGGACCTGACGAAGATGATGCACGTCGACCTCGAACCTGAAGCGGCGAAGAGTCTTGCGCGCAACCTGATCGCCGCCGCACTCCGGGCCGAAGGCGAGCCGGGGTCCGGCTTCGCGATGGTGCAGCTCTCATGAGCACCGAACCGATCGACCTCGACGCCCAAGCCCTCACCGACTCGGCGCAACGCCACGTCGACGCGTGGGCAGACACGGGCGATGGATACCGAAACATCGGAAGACAGCACATCCTGCAATGCCTCTGGTGTGACAAGTACTTCGGCGGCAGGACCAAGGCGGAAGCGCTCGATAAGTACCGAAAGCACGAGGCCGAGATCCGCGCCGCTCTCAAAGGTGGTGAGTGATGCCTGAGCACCGCTTGCAGCCAACTGAGCCGTGCCGGTCGTGCCGTGCCCCGATCGTGTGGGCGAAGACGCGGCAGCCGACGCCGCTTCCGATCGACCCGGAGCCGAGCGAGCACGGCAACATCGCGATCTACCTCGAGGACGGCGTGCTCCACGCCAACGTCATCCTCAAGGCGCAGCGGCAGGCACTCAACGCGGCGGGCCGCCCGCTTTACATCGCCCACTTCGTCAGTTGCCCCCACGCGAATGACTGGAGGAAGCGATGATCACCGTCCTTGTTTGCCGCGGCATCGGCGAACCCATGCATACCGGGCTCCTGTCCTACGTGACAAGGCTTCTCACCTCACGCTTTCGGGTGATCGAGGTGCCATGGGAAGCAACGTACGGCCCGTTCGGCGGGGGGCTCGACGGAAGTTCCTACGCCGCGGCACTCGCCTCCGGACGCCTCATGCTGCTCGAGTACATCCGCCGCTACCCGGGCGCGATTCTGCTCAGCTACTCGGCCGGCGCGGCACTCGCCGGAAACGTTGCGGCGGAGATCGGGCGCGGCGTGCACCCCGGATTGTCGGTGCGCGCCGTCGGACTCCTCGCGGATCCACTCAGGCCCAGGTCCGTTGGGCTGCCTGGGCACGGCATCGCGGGGGAGCGGCCCATCCAGGCCAGCTTTCCAGTCTGGCAAGTCGCCGACCCTCGAGACCCCATCCCTTGCTGCACCTCCGAGGCGCTCTACACCCTCGCTGATCAGTCGGCTGCGTTCTCGCTGGTCGATCCTGCCGCGTGGGGTTGGGATCTGATCGACCGCCTGAAGAACGACCGATGGCAGGAAGTGAAGCGTCTCCAGTTCTGGCAGATCCCCGAGATCCTCACCCGCTACCGCATCGCGATCGAGCACGTCCAGCGGTACCTCGGTCCGGACCACGTGTCCTACCCGGTCCGCAACTACCCCGGCAGCACTCGCACCTACACCGAGTGGCTCGCCGACCGAATCAACGAAATCAGGGAATGACCATGACGATCAACGTGAAGGGCTACTGCCCGATGGGCTGCGGTGCAACGCTGTTCGCAGGTTATGGCGGGTATATCGCGTGCAGCAATCCTGTCTGCCCGAATCCGACCGCTGTCGCTGACATCCTCGACGTCCGCGAAACCGAGCACATTGTGACCCTGCACGCCGCGGAGTTCACCGTGCGGCATCCGCTGCGCGAGCGCGTCGAGAACGAGCTCGAAGAGTGCCGGTTCCACCGCCTACTCGCCGCCCTCGACGGGCCTCCAGAACCACCCGGCACATACCGCGTCACGGTCTGCCGCGACAACGTGTGGACCTGGGAGCCGGTGGCGCGATGACCCAGCACCTCACCAACGACCAGCGTCTGCTCCTCGCCGAGCTGGAATCGTGGCAGCTCCTCGGCCTGGCCGACGCACCTGATTACTGGTGCAAGCACATCCGCGACAGCCAGGGCGGTGGCACCGCTCGCAACCCTGAGTGGCGGACCGCCGGCGTGTGGCGCATCACCTATTCGTGGGGTCTCGCGATGAGCGAGATCGGCGACTACATGCACGAGCGCAAGCGGGACGCCCCGGAGCACCGCGTAACGCTCACGTGGGCCGAGATCACCCGGTGGTTCGAATCGCTGCCCGCGGAGTTGCGGGCCGAAGCGCGCCGCCAGCGCAAACTCGGCATCGAGCTCGTTTCGCGTGTCGTCGACCAGATCCTGGCCCACGGCATCACCGAACCGGAGCCGACGCTGTGGTGACACCAAACAACGCGAAGGAGAAGTTCCGCGCCGCTGTGCGGGCCGTCCTCGCGGCACAGGCAACCCGACCAACGAAGGAGGTGCGGTGATGGCGAGAACCACTGGGAAGGACCATGCGCGTATCAACCTCGACATCTGGGGTGACGACGACTGGCTTGACTGCGAACCCGACGCCCAGCACCTGTACATGGTGCTGTGGACCAGCCCGCAGCTGTCGTACTGCGGCGCCGGCGACTGGAATCCAGGCCGCATCGCATCACGGTCGAAGGGTTGGACACCGGAAGCCGTGGAGATCGCAGGGGCGAAGCTGTCCCGCGATCTGTTCCTCATCATCGACACGGACACCGATGAGTTCCTGATGCGGTCGTGGGTCAAACATGACGGCCTGTGGCGCACCCCGAACATGGCTGTCTCTGTCGCGAACGCACGGGCCGATCTGGCGTCCAGGACGCTCCGCGGAGTCATCGTCCACGAGGTCACGAAGATCCGTGCGAACAACCCGGACTCATCGTCGTGGGGGCGGGAGGCGGTCGTGAAGATGCTGTCTCAGAACGCGTCAGATCCCGCGGAATTGGAGCCGTACAACCCCACCGTCAACCCTGCGTCCAACCCCGGGTCCAACCCTGGCGCTAAGGGTTACGGCCAACTCGACGCTAACCCCACCTCCAACCCCGGCCGTACTCCAGCTACTACTCCTTCTCCATTAACTCCATCTCCAAGAGGGGGTTACGAAAACACGGAAGGTTACTTGCACGACCCAACCTCCCCACCCCCACCCAAATGCCGTGAGCACATCAACGAACCACACCCACCGAACTGTGGCGCCTGCGGCAGCGCCCGGGAGGCCTACGCCGCGTGGGAGGTCAAGCAACGCCGCCGCAACGCAGAGGCTCACTCAGCCGAAGCCCGCCAACGCGCCGAGGACCGGGCCCAAGCGATCGCCGACTGCGACATCTGCGACGAAGACGGCTACGACCGCCTCAACCTCTGCGACCACGACCCCGACACCGCAGAACGGGCCAAGCGGGGAATCGCCCTCATCCGCGAAACCCTGCCCAAGCGGGCCGCCCAGTGAGCACACACCGAATCCAGCTGCCCTGGACAGCCCCGCCGCTGTCGATGAACGACCGAGGAGCCTCCGCAGGAGCGGTGTTCGCGAAGAACCGTGAGATCGCCCAGATCCGCGTAGACGTCCTCCGGCTGGCCCGTCATGCCAGGTTGCCCATGAACGTCGGTCACGCGGTCGTCCAGCTGCACTACCGGCCCCGCGACAAACGACGACGGGACACCGACAACCTCATCGCCACCCTCAAGCCGATCTGCGACGCACTCGCCGCCGGCACCACCAAACACCCCGGGTACGGCCTCGTCGCCGACGACATCCCACAGCACATGGCCAAACCCGAGCCGATCATCCACCAACCCCGCAGCCGCACACCCGAGCTCTGGCTCGAGATCACCTGCAGCGACGAACCCAAGGAGCTACCCGCATGAGCGTCACCGTCTACAGCTCACCGGCCTGCATGCCCTGCCGAGCCACCAAGCGGAAACTCGACGAACTCGGAGTCGAATACACCAGCGTCGACCTCGCCGACGACCCCACCGCCGCAGACGACCTCAAGAAGCTCGGCCACCTCGAAACGCCCGTCATCATCGTCCGACTCGACTCAGGCGTCGAACACTGGTCCGGACACAGGCCCGACCGGCTCAAGCAGCTCGCCGACGACCTGGCCGCCATCGCGTACCTGACACAAAACCCGCCGCCCGTCGAGGCCGTCGTCCACAACGTCATGTCCATGGTCAACCCGGTCAGCGGGGAAACCGGATATGACGTCCTCGCGCGGGACCTCACCGGCGACACTGACATCCCGACGCCGCATGAGGGTCCCTACGCCCAGGACGGAGACCCAGCGTGAGCGTCGACCACCTGTACATCCCACGGCACACACTCAAGCTGCTCAGCACCACACTCCGTGAGCTCCCCGAGCTGCTCATCGACCTCGAGGTCGCACTCACCAAGCAGGACCGGCTCAGCATGCGCGGCGGCAACCGCAAACCGAAACGACCATCGGAGCAACCACTCCCGTACAGCGAAGACGCATCCGAGGCAGGGGAGGCCCTGCACCGCGTCCTCGGCACCTGGATCCGCGTCGTCTGCGAGCACCGCGGCGTCGAATACAGCCCACTCGGGTACGAACCCGGCAGCGGCAAGACCCTCCCCCCGGGCTACAACGCCGACAACACGCCAGGGCTTGCGAAATGGCTGAACCGGCACCTCATCTCGCTCGCCATGACCGAAGGGTCCGAGGCCGCCGTCGACGAGATCCTCGACGCCGTCGAAGTCATCCGGCGGATCATCTGGCCCCGATTCCGCGAACCCGACACCCACGCCCGCACCGACGCCGCCCGGGCCACAGTCCTCAACCAGGCCGGAATCACCGCAGTCGCCCGCGAACTCGGGGACGAGTACCGGCACCTCGGTGCCCGCCGCGTGAAATACCTCTGCGAACAGGGCTACGCGCGACCAGCGCCCGGGCCGTGGAGGCCCGACTGGCCAACCATGTACGTCGTCGGCGACGTCATGGACGCCCACCTCGCACACCCCATCCGACCACGACATACCAAGTCGAGTGCGTAAATTCACCACGATAGGCTGCGGCAATGGGTGATGTCGTGACGTTAGTCCTCTCAGTGCTGGCAGTTCTGTTCGCGGGCTTCACGCTGCTCGTGGCCGCTGGGCAGCTTTCGGCAGCGAAAGACGCGATAGGTGGCCGGGCGTTCGATGTGACATGGACCAGCACGGACAGCCCAAAAGAGGATTTTGACGGCCAGATTCGTAGGCCATACAAGGCGGTCCTTCACCTCGTGGGTCCCGGCAAGATCAACGATGTCCGAATGCTGCTTGACGGCATCAGAGATATTCGGTCGCCCCTTGAGGTGGTAACGGAAGTGACTGCGACGTCTGAACCCCCTTCGATAGAGTTCCGGGCCTCTAAGACAGAGGCTAACGCGGCTCGGTTGGTCGTCACCTGGGTGCGCCCGAAGGGCGACGCTACAAGGACGGAAGCCATTCGGTTCGCTGTCGAGGGTGACCAGGGCACTGAGGAGTGGAAATGGAAGCGGCCACTGGTATTCCACGCATGGCGTCGTCGGCGGAAGCTTGCACTAACTGAGGAGAACTTCAGGATGCCCTCAAAGCCGCTGGGCAAGTGGAAGCCGATCAGGGAGTCGATGGTGCTCCCGAGCGAAGGTCCCTGGCCGGAAACTGACCGTCGAAGGCGAGAGTTTCGGCGTGGTGTGAAATGAGGATGGGCGATGACTCGAGTTTCGGCCTGGTAGTTTGATACGCTGCGCTTGCGCGCGTCGTGTGAACACTCCACCAGCGCAGCGCCATTTCGTCTCGCGGGAGATCCTGTTCAGCGCAGATGGTGAGATTCGAGGCTGAGAACGCACATGTTGGTGATTACGGGTCGTGCTTGATCCGCGAACCGGTCTCAGCCTCGCAAACTTCAGAGGAGGTCGCATGCCTGATACGAACCCCCTCGACCAACGCACCGGTCACGGACAGTGGACCGCCGTCATGCGCCCCGCTGTCGGAATCCTCTGGGTCTCCGACAGCGGGGCTATCGGCTTTCAACCCACCAGCAACGTTGACCCCACACCCGTCACCACACTCATCGAGACCTACCAAGCCGCCGATAAAGAGGCGGCCGACACGTTCGCTGACCTCGCCGCAGCCATCGGCTCGCGCATCGAAACCGGACGCCTCGACGACTGGCGAGCAGAACGCGGACGATTCAGGAGCCGAGCGTGACCGCCACCGACCAGATCGGCCGCACCCTCTCGTTCATCATGAAGGTCGCTGCGGCCCGGCAAGACGCCACACCCGACCAGCTCCACCAACTCCGAGACCGCCTCGTCCCCAGGCTCCGAGAGTTTCAGGCCACCGGCGACACCACACTCTGCGAAGCCATCCTCCGCGAGATCATGGGCGCCGACTGGAAACCCAGCGGACAGTTCGCACTCGGACCAGGTGCAGCCCTCGGCCACTTCACCGACGAGATGCGCGCACGAGGACACGACCCCAACACCATCCTCGGACCAAGCCGATGATCCTCGACCGCTTCTTCGACACCATCCAGCGCATCCTCGTCTGGGTCGCCACACGATGAACTGGGCACTGATCCGCTGGTGCCTCACCGGCATACGCCGCATGTACTTCGGGAGGTAGCGATGCCCAGCCTCGAAGACCAGATCTACGAGACCGAGGCCAAGCTCGCCGAAGCCCGACGCTCAGGCACCGAAGCCCAACGCGTCCAGCTCACCAGCATGCTCACGCAACTGAAGGCGCAGATTAACCAGCGCTATGCGTACATCTGCTCCTTTAGCTCAAAGACCGCTGGCTCAACCAATGATTGAGCGAATGTCGAGCATCGCTGCAACAGCTTTCAACGCTCGCTCGCCATCCTCGCGTGCCTTCTTCGAGTCCAGGTCCCTCTGGGGCTCCGCCGGGCGGGGCGTAGTTCGATTGCGTGGAGCCAAAAGATCCCATTTCTGGATCTGTCTCTCGCGGTTTGCCCACTTGTATTTGGTGGCCGGGGAGATCTCGATGTCTTGGCTCGCGAGCGCTCTTCGGCCCCTACAGGTTGCGACGCCGCTTCCGTACAAAGTGAGGTTCATCCTCAACAGCTCTGACTTCGCGTGGGCTAGAAGTTTGCGACCAATTCCGGGCTCCTGCGCCGCACTGAAGACATACTTGATCGTTGCGTGTTCGTCGTACCCGGCGACGTCGTGATCTGCCGGCGTGCGGTCGACGGTGAGGACACCAACTGCGAGGCCGCCGTCAACAGCAAGCCAAGCCCACGTACCTTCGGTCCCGCCGTGCGCGGGCTTGAACTCAATCACAGATCGGATACTCGCACACCATCGCGTCGAGAACCGAGGTTGCAGAGGTGAAAGTTGCTCTACGTGGTCACCGGCCCACCCGCGGCAGGGAAGAGCACTTACTGCAGAGAGTACGCCCGACCAACCGACGCAATCATCGACTACGACCTCATCGCCGACGCCCTCACACCACCACGTGAGGGCGTCAGCACCCACGACCACACCGACGTAGTCAAGGCACTGGCCAAGGCAGCACGGCAAGCAGCCATCGACAAGGCCCTGACACTCACCGACTGCGACGTCTACCTCATCCACTCCACACCCTCGGCCGCACTCCTCGACCGATACCGCCGCGCCGGCGCCCACATCGTCACCGTCGACCCCGGCCGCGACATCGTCATGAGCAGATGCAAAGCCGAACGACCAAGACGGATGCTCGCCGTGGCAGCCCAGTGGTACGACAACCAAGCCCAGGCCGACGACTCCGCGCCGCGGCCGGCCAGGAACAAGAACAAGGAACTCGGCCGAGCACACCGCAACAACCGAGACCGACTGCTCCGAGCCCACACAGACGGCACAGCCTGCTGGTGGTGCGGACAGCCGCTCTACCGGGACGCCGGCCGTAACTGGGACGAGCAGGCCCTCGCCGCCGACCACACCCTCGCCCGAGCCAAGGGCGGCACCAAGGCCGATCGGCTCCTACACGCCACCTGCAACAAGCAACGAGGCGACGGCAGCCGAGACCACACCCGACCCGCACTCGCCGCCACACGGGGCGGCTGGGCCGGCAACAGCATGACCTGGTGATCCCCACCCCTCCCAGAATTATCGAGGGGTGGGGGCCCGGACACTCGGCGGCGGGGCAGTGTCCAATTTTTTTACAGGGGTCTCGAACCTACGTGCAGCCAGGGCGGGCACCAGACGGCCGCAGAGCGCCCAGCAGCCGACCGACCAGCATTCGAGGTGCAGGAAGGGGTGACGATGGCCCTCGTCGACGAGGCCGACGAACTCGGCTCCGCCGGACGCCGGCTGTTCGACTCCCTCCACGACGACCTCGACCCATACTCGCTGACGGTCATGGTCGTCGAGGCCTGCCGAATCAAGGACCGGCTCGACAAGCTGGACCGGCTCCTATCCGGCGACGAGGACGCCTGGCTCCGGCTGGTGCCGTCCCGCGGCGACGTCGAGGTCCTGGAGATCCGGGCCGACTCGGCGCTGCAGGAGTCCCGCCAGCTGGCTACGGTGCAGCGTCAGTTGCTCGCCGAGATCCGCCGGTTGAAGGACGACACCTCAGGCCCGGAGCCTGATGACGGCCTCGCTGATCTGTGAGGACTTCCCGACCCTGACGGGTCGGCAAGAGCCGCACAACGAATCGATCTTCTCGGGCGACATCACCCACGGTGACAAGTCGATCGAGCTGGCCCGCCGCGCCGGGGCGAACTCGATGCCGTGGCAGAAGCGGGCGCAGCACGGAATCCTGTCGATGACGCCGGCCGGGCGGTGGACGCACCCGGACTGCTGCCTGATCATCCCGCGGCAGAACGGCAAGTCGGAGATCCTGATTCACCGGTGCCTGTACGGACTGTTCAAGCTGGGCGAGACGATCATCTACACGGCGCAGCGGTGGAAGACCGCCCGCGACGCGTGGAAGCGGATGATGGCGCTGATCAAGGGCCGCGCCTGGTTGAGGAACCGCGTCGTCCGGTCGACGTGCTCGCAGGGCGAGGGCATCATCGAGTTGGCCTCCGGCGCGGTGATCTCCTTCGGCACCCGCTCGAACGACACCGGCCGCGGTCTGACCGAGGTCGACCTGATCGTCTACGACGAGGCGTACAACCTGACCGACGGTGAGATGTCGGCGATGGCGTTCACGCAGATGGCGGCGAAGAACCCGCAGACGATCTACGCGTCGAGCGCAGTGAACCAGGACGAGCACCCGAATGGTGCGGTCCTCGCATCGGTCCGCGTGCGTGGCCTGAACCGTGAACCGGCCCTGTACTTCGCGGAGTACATGGCGCCGGAGGAGATGCCTCGCGAGGACGAGGCCACGCACCAGTACGCGAACCCGTCGTACGGCGTCATCCAGACCGCCGAGAAGATCCAGAAGATCATGCGGAACCTGGCGACTCCTGCCGGCCGCAAGGGGTTCGACGTCGAGGCGCTCGGCCGCGGTGACTGGCCCGTCGAGAAGCGTGAGATCCACGAGCCGGTGATCGCCGCGGAAGCGTGGGGTGACATGGAGGGTAGCTCGGAGTTGGTCGGCCCGATCGCGATCGCGGTGGACCGGCACCTGGACTGGTACTCGATCGCGATGGCGCAGCGCACGACGTCCGGGAAGATCCACATCGAGATCGGTTACCTCGACCGGCCGTCGACCGGAGTGGTCGAAACGATCGCCGCGATCGTGGAAGCGCGTGACCCGTGCGTGGTGATGATGAACAGGACGTCCCCGGCGACCAGCCTGAACCCTGAACTCAAGGTCAAGCGCATCGAGCCGGTGCTGTCTTCGGGGCAAGAGATGGCGCAGGCATGTGTCGGGTTCCTCGACGACGCCCTCGCCGGACAGCTTGAGCACACCAACGATCCGCGGCTGACCAACTCGATCGCTGGCGTGGAGAAGAAGCCGATGTCCGGTGGCTTGTTCGGCTGGGACTACGACACCGCAGTGATCCTGTCCCCGTTGGTCGCCGCGACTCTCGCCCGGGTTGGGTTGCTGACCTACGGCGTCGACGAACCGAAGCCGGTGGCGCTGCCACCGTCCTATGTCGCGGCGACCGGGCCCGCTGAGTTCGATGCTCTATCCGCTGGATTCTGAGAGGGGTGATGTGATGTGACTGCCGCACTTGCACCGTCGTACACCGTGACCACGTCACCGGCCCCGACGTACGAGGTTGGGTACGTCAACGGCCAGCCGATGAGCTGGCAGCAGTGGGTCGAAGAGGAGAAGGTTCCCGACCTGCAGTGGCCTCAGGCGAATCTGATCTATGCCCGGATGGGTCGCGAGGACGGACGAGTCTCGTCGGTGCTCAACGCGATCGGGTTGCCGATCCGCCGGACGACGTGGCGCATCGACCCGGCCGGCGCCCGGGACGAGGTGACCGAGTTCGTCGCCCGGAACCTCGCCTTGCCGATCGTCGGCGAATCGACCGAGGACAAGGCGCTGCCCCGGACGAAGGGCCGCTTCTCCTGGGTGGAGCACATCCGGGTTGCGCTGATGTTCCTGCAATACGGACACAGCTTTCTCGAGCAGGTCTACCGGATCGAAGACGGCAAACTCGTCCTTCACAAGCTGGCACCGCGGCCGCAGCGCACGATCATCAAGATGAACGTCGCCCGCGATGGTGGCCTGGATTCGATTGTGCAGGCGCAGCCCGCTGATTCGAACTTCGACATCGCGAACGTCCTCGATGGTGGCGTCCGGATTCCGATCGACCGACTGGTCGCGTATGTGCGCGACATGGATCCCGGTCGGTGGATGGGGAACTCGCTGCTCCGGCCGGCGTACAAGCATTGGCTGCTCAAGGACGAGCTGATGCGTATCGAGGCTGCGGTCGCTCGGCGCAATGGCATGGGTGTTCCGGTAGCGATCGCCCCCGAGGGTGCGGACCAGGGGACGGTCGACGCGTACCGGAACATGGCGACCGAGTACCGCGGCGGTGAGAGGTCCGGTGTGGGCCTGCCGAACGGTGCGTCCTTCCAGTTGCTCGGCGTGCAGGGCAACCTGCCCGACATCCGCCAGGCAATCGAGTACCACGACAAGCAGATCGCTCTCGCTGGTCTCGCGCACTTCCTGAACCTCGACCGCGGCGGCAGCTACGCGCTGGCGTCGGTGCAGTCGGACTCGTTCACCCAGTCGACTCAGACGATCGCCGAATCCATCCGCGACACCGCGCAGGCGCACATCGTCGAGGACCTGGTCGACCTGAACTTCGGCGAAGAGGAACCCGCACCGCGGCTCGTGTTCGACGAGATCGGCTCCCGCCAGGACCTCACGGCCCAGGCGCTGAAGACGCTGATCGACGCCGGCCTGATCCGCCTCGACCGGTCGCTCGAGGAGTACACGCGCCAGCAGTACGGCCTTCCGTCCAAGGACACCCCGGCACCGGGCGAGGGGCAGGTCACGGTGTCGAAGCCGAGCCCCGAGGATGTCGCCGCCATGGTCACCGCCGCCGGCACTCTGATCCGGTCCGGCTTCGACCCGCAGGATGCGCTGAAAGCCGTGGGCCTCGACCCGATCGAGCACCTCGGGCTGCTCCCGGTGACCGTGCAGAAACCCGTCGACCCCGAGGGCGCCGACGGCGAACTCGTCGAGGACCTGATGGAGGACTCCGACAAGATGAACGAGGACGACGCCGCCAATGGCTGACGTCACGGTTCCGGACCGTCCCGTCCTGGCGCATCTGGCAAACGTCGAACTCATGCACGCGGGCACCTGGTCGGCGTCGACAGGGGTGCACACGTTCACCGCCGACGACTTCGCGTTCGCCGTGGCCGCGCTCGACTGTCCGGCGGTGCGGCGACCGTACCTGAAGCTGGGGCACACCGACCCCCGTTTCGACGGAGAACCGGCTTGCGGCTGGATCGACAACCTGCACACCGCAAGTGAGGGACGTGCCCTGGTCGGAGACTATGTCGGCATGCCGGGCTGGCTCGGGTCCGTCGACGAGAACGGGTATTCGGTGCTCGCGTCCGCCTACCCTGACCGGTCGATCGAAGGTCAGTGGGATTTCCGCTGCGCGCTCGGGCACACGCACCCGTTCGTCCTGACCGGTGTCGCGCTCCTCGGCGTCACTCCGCCAGCCATCGGCACTCTCACCTCGCTGCAGGACGTCGGCGCCCTGTACGGCGTCGCCGCCAGTTCGGCGCATGGCGGCACCCCTGTATCCATCCAGCTGAAGGGATCCGCAATGCCCAACCCCAAGCCGCGCACCGTGGCCGCGGGCGTCACCACCGAAGACGTCCGGCGCGCCTACTACGACACCGCCGGATGGGACGTGTGGATCGAGGAGATGCACCTCGATCCGTTGCAGCTCATCGTGATCGACGACAGCGACGGCAGCCGCTCGCGAATCCCGATCACGGTCGATCCCGACGGTGACGGAACGGACGGTGTCACCTTCGGGCAGGCCGTGCCGGTTGTCGTCCGGTACGAGGACGCCACCACCGCCCCGGCGGAGGAGGATCCGGCTGTCGCCGCGTCCGCCAACTCCCCGATTGTTCGGTACGCCAACCGTGCCGAGTCTCGCCCCGGTGAACCGCCGCGGGCATCTTCCACCCCGGCCGCGGCAAGTGCGGCAGGGTCTCACCTGAAAGGAGGCTCGGCAGTGGCACTCACGCTGACTGACGAGCAAGAAATCTCCATCCGCGAGGCCCTCGGGCTTGCGGAGGACGCCGACGCTGACGCGATCGTGACCGCGGTCGAGGATCTCGCGACTGCACCCGAAGGCGAAGCCGAACCGGAGGCCACCGCTAGCGCGGCCACTCCGTCCAGCGTCGCCGCTGCGGCTGCGCGACTCGGCCTTCGGGTCGTCGATGACGAAGCATTAGAGGCCCGCCTCTCCCGCGGCGACGCCGCATTCGAGCGACTCGAGCGCGAAGACCGTGAGCGCGTCGTCGACGCCGCACTCGCCAACGGGAAGATCACGCCCGCTCGCCGGGATCACTGGCTGACCCTCATGTCCGCCGACCGCGAGGGCACCACCGCGATCCTCGAAGGGCTCCCCAAGGAACTGGCCGTGCCGCTCTCCGAAGTCGGTCACGGACGGGACTCCGAGGTGTCCGCATCCACCAACGTCCGCGAGAGCGACGTCTTCAAGAACTGGAGCATCTGATGAGTGGCGTCACCCAGGTCACCAAGACCGGACCCCGCACCTACGTCCCCGCCTCGGGTGTCGCCGTCACCGGCGGCCAGCTCGTGGAAGGCCGATCCGGCGGCCGTATCGGGCCCGCCGCCGCAGCGAGCGTCAAGGTGCTCGGTGTCGCGCTCGCCGACGCGATCGCCCCCGAGGATGTCGTCACCACGCCGGCAACCGTGAACGGCCGTCCCGTGCTCAACAGCGCGCTGCTGCCCACCAACGTGGCTGTGGCATACGGCAATGTGGAAACACGGGTCTCCTACAGCGCGAACGCCAACTTCGGCGACCTGCTCGTGGCCACGGCGAACGGCACCGTCGCCCCGGCCGGCGCAACCCCCGACGCCCGCACCATCGTCGGCCGCTGCACCGAGCCCGCCGGTGTCGTGTTCGCGACCAACCCGGTCGGCCTCGCTCGGATCCTCTGAGCGCTCACAAACTGAAGGAAGGAAACCCCCATGGTCACCAGCGTTGTGAGCGTCTCTGACGGTCCACGCACAACGGTCTCCGATCTCGTCGGCAGTCCGCTTGCGATCCCCACCCGCATCATCGACATCCTGAAGGCAGGTCTCATCTCCGAGACCCTGCTGCGCAACGCAGGGTCGAACTCGAACGGACTCGTGCAGTTCTCCGAGTCGACGCCGCTGTTCCTCGGTAGCGACGTCGAGAACGTCGCCGAGTTCGCCGAGATCCCGGTCGGCGCCGGACAGATCGGTACCCCGCGAGTCGCATACGCACTGCGGCAGGGTCTCGGTGTTCGCGTCTCGAAGGAGATGATCGACGAGAACCGCCTCGACGACGTGAACCGCCAGATCAAGCAGCTGGCCAACACGTTCATCCGTGCCGACGACCGCGCCGCGCGGACGATCCTCGACTCGGCGCCCACCCTCGCCGCGTCCGCAGCGTGGAGCGGCGGCACCGGCAAGCCGCGGAAGGACATCGCCAACGCGATCGAGAAGGTCGCCTCGGCGCAGCCGGACGGTTCGGGATACACCGCCGACGAGTACCTCGGATTCGAGGCGAACACGATCGTCGTGCACCCGGCGCTCGCCGCGGTCCTCATCGACAACGAGGACATCCTCAAGGTCTACAAGGATGTGCTGACCCCCGATTCGATCGCGTACACCGGGAAGCTGCCCAAGCAGATCCTCGGCCTCGACGTGCTGACGTCCCGGTCGTTCCCCCTGACGAAGGCGCTGGTGCTGGAGCGTGGCACCGTCGGCTTCTACTCCGACACCCGGCCGCTGCAGTCGACGGCGCTGTACCCCGAGGGCAATGGCCCCAACGGTGGACCGACCGAGTCGTACCGGTCGGACACCACGATCAAGCGCGCAGTCGGCCTGGATCAGCCCAAGGCAGCGGTGTGGATCACCGGGATCGGAGCGTAGCCATGGCTGAGGGTTTCGTCCTGGTCGCGGACCAGTTCGATCAGATCGTGTCGGAACCGGGTGCGCCGGTCGAGTATGAGCGGCACTTCAAGGGTGACGTGCTCGATCTCAGCTCCGAGGACGCTGCGCGGCTGCTCGCCGCCGGGTCGGTCAAGCACCTCGATGCGGATGCCGATCTCGGCGACCCGGAGGCCGGGACGGGCGCTGACACCGACGACAGCGGCGACGCTGGCGACGGTGACAACTCGGATCCGGACGCCGGTGGAAACGTCGCCGGCAACGAGGGCGATGGCGGGGAATCGGACGATGACGGTGCCGACACCGGCGCGCCGGTTCGCCCGAAGCAGGCGGCGCTGGCGAAGGACTGGGAGAACTACGTCGTCGCTCTCCACGAGTTCACCGACGGCAAGGACGGTCTCACCCGGTCCGAGGCTGAGGCCTCCACCCGGCAGGACCTGATCGCCCGGTTCGGCGCCAAGTGAGCGGAAGGGGGCGGCAGTGACTGTCTTCGCCGACTTCACGGAACTGGAGGAGTACCTCCGCCCCCAACCGGTCGACAACGAGGTTCGGGCGACGCTGCTGCTCGAGATGGCGGCGAACCTCATCCGCCGTCAGGTGTCCGACGTCGACACCAACACGGAGTACGGGTCGACCGGCAAATTCGTTCAGCTGGAGATGGTCGCGGACGCGTTGGCACCCGGTGAGTTCCGGGGCCGGACGTCGTTCTCGGTAAGCCTCGACGACGCGGTCGAATCTGCCACGCTGGCGAATCCGACAGCGACGCTGGTACTCACGGGTGCGCAGCTGAAACTGTTCGGGCTGTCGGACACGCCGCATCCGTCGTGGTACTTCGGCGACGGGGTCTGCTGATGATCGAACGGTTCTTCGTCTGGCCCATCACCGTCGAGCGGTACCGCGGCGGCAACGCCCGAAGCAAGTCGTACGCGGCGCCGGACAACACACTGAAGGCGAAGGTCACGATCACTCGCGACGTCGTGAAGGACGCGGACGGCCGCGAGGTCGTCACCACCGCAAAGGTGTACCTCCCGGTGGGAACACCCACGGTCCCCGCCGAATCGCTCGTGACCCTTCCCGAGCGATTCGGCGGCGCCAAGGTGCGTGTCGTTGCTGAAGCTGTCCGCGACAGCGGTCGGCTGGCGCTGCCGAAGTTCTACCGACTCGACGTGTCGTAGGAGGTGCGATGGCGCAGCTGCGATGGGAACCGAATGTGATCGGCGCCAACGAGCAAGATCTCCGCCAGTGCGGTGACGCACTGCTCGACGACGCGAAAGCGTTGGCCCCCGACTTGTCCGGTGACATGAAGCGCAGCGGCTTCGTTCGCGTCGAAGGCGACACCGTCGTCATCGGGTTCGGCGCCGAGTACGCCGTGAAGCAGCACTACCGCAGGGACTTCCAGCACCCCCGCGGTGGTGAGGCGTTCTTCCTGAAGAAGGCGATCGACAACTCCGGTCCGGTCCTTGAGCAGATCCTGGCCGAACAGATCCGGCGGAGGCTCGGCGGATGAAGTTCTCCACCACCTCGAACGAACTGCTGGCGGCGCTCGGCCTGTACCTCGCCGGGCTGGACCTGGTCCAGTACAGCGAATCCGAGGACGTCGTCTACGACGAGGACCCGGATCGGCCGGCGTACGCGTGGCGGGAGCTGCCCGCCGACCCGGACACCGCGGTGTCCGCGACCGTCACCAACGACGCCCGCGACCGCGACCACTGGAACCCGGACTACTACGTCCGCCTCCGGATCCGCACCGCGGAGAACTCGGCCGTCGACGCCGACGATCTCGCCGACCGATTCTTCAACCACCTCCACGTCCCGGATCACTACTACCAACCACAGACGTGGCCTGGCGGTGTCCGGGTCATTGATGTCCGCAGGGTCGTGCGGGCGCAGTCCGCCACGGACTCGAACAACCGCTTGATGCGGGCCGACTCCTATCGGATAACCCTCAACCCACCAGGAGAAATCTCATGACTGCACCTCAGCCCTTGCTGCCCCCGGACACCTCCAACCTCGACGCCACCCTTGCCCGCAACTGGGCGGTCCGCGTCAAGATCAACGGCGTCTGGACCTGGATCAAGGGCATCAACAGCTTCGACGCCCCGATCTCCGACAGCCTGCAGGAGGCCGGTGACTACCACTCCGGCGCCTGGGGTGCGCAGATCTCCACCGAGAAGGCGTGGGTCGCGACGATCGGCGTCGGCCGCAAGCTCGACCCGACCAAGGCACCCGACCCCGGAGTGGAGTACCTGCGTGCGAAGGGCGTCGAGGTCGGCGGCGACGGCATGGCAGAGATCCAGTGGTGGCGAACCGACGGCCTCCCCGACGCCTACCAGGGGCGCGGCACCGTCAACTTCACCTCCGCCGGCGGCGACAAGACCGGGCTGCAGGGTGGCACCATCACGATCACCGGGTACGGCAAGCTCAACTCCATCGAGAAGCCGACGGCTGTCGCGGTGAACGAGGTCCAGCGCCTCGACATCCTAAGCGCCCCGACGAGCTTCAAGCTGAAGGTGCTCGCCGCCGAGACGTCGGCTCTGACGGTGTCCTCGCTGGACGCGGCGGCGCTGCAGACGGCGATCACCGGCCTGGCGCCGATCGGGTCGGGCAACGCCACCGTCGCGGGCAGCAATGCCGCTGGGTACGTCATCACATTCGGTGGTGCCCTGGCCGGTGTCGATGTGCCCACGCTGCAGGTCACCACCCTCGTCGGAGGCACCGACCCCGTGGTCACCGTCACCGTGGTCACCCAGGGTCACCCCGCCGGATAGCCGGTGTCCTTCGACGCCGTCGACGAGTACCTCGACCCGGGCTTCCGCATCACCATCGGTGGGCGGGAGTTCCGGGTCGAGGCACCCTCGGCCGACACCGCCCTGCGGCTGCACCGAAAGCTGGTCGCCAAACCGTCGTGGTCGCTGCCCGTCGAGCTGAACGAGATCCGGAAACTCCTCGGATCGGCGTGGGACGACCTCGTCGCCGCGGACGTCGCCGAGCTGAAGATCCTCCACGTCGGCCGCGCCGTCATCGCGAAGCACGCACTCGACGCCGACGCTGCGATCGAATACTGGGCCACGGGCACGGTCGGCGCCAAACCTGCCCAAGCCGAACCGAAACCGAAGGATGATTCGGCGCCCGGACGGTACGGACCCTTCGACCCCGGCGGCGGCCCGTACCGCGAAGAGTTCGGCGACCGCGAGTGGTACAACCCGCCCCACATGGCACCCGCATTCAACAAGTACGCCCAGGGCGAGAAGCAGAACATCACCTGGTCCGACCTCCTCGAATCGTGGACCGACCTCGAAGTCGACTTCCAGACGATCGGTATCGACCTCGGTTCCGACATCCTCACCCGACGCCCGTGGCGCTGGTTCGAAATCCGTGTCGCCCACTTCGTGCGCACACCGACTTCCCAGCTGCGGCAGGCGATCGCTCAGCGAAAGGATCACGATGGCAACGGTCCTCACTGACCTCGACGAGATCTACGACCCCGACCTGTACCTGCCTATCCGCGGCATGGTGTACCGGATCCCGGCGCCGACGATCGCCGAGGCGGACCGTCTGCGGACGTTGGTGTGGGACTCGGAGCTCACGCCCCCCGAGCTGCACGACGAGATCGTGAAGATCCTCGGACCGGCCCATCAGCAGATGGTCGACGACGAGATCCCCGCCCCATACCGCGACCACGCGGGCTGCACGGCGATCGTGCACTTCGGCGCATCCACTCAGCTGGGCCGTGAGTACTGGATGTTCTCCTTCCTCGGCGAGATGATCGACATCGATGCGTTGATCGCCCGATTGCTCGACCGCAATGAGGACCTCGTCCCGGCGGCCGGCGCGGTGGCTGATGGCGACTAGGGTCGCCGAGCTGTACGCGGAGCTGACCCTCCGCGACAACAGCCTCAATGACGGTCTCGAAGGTGCCCGCGACAACCTGAACCAGCTGGGTCAGGCGTCGGATCAGGCTGCCTCGCAGGCGCAGCGTGCTGCGGCGCGGCAGGCCCAGGCGTACCGAGAGCTGCAGAAGGAGACCGAGAAGGCGTACAACGCCGCCCGCACCCAAGCGTCGCGCGCCGTGACCGCCACTGAACGGGTCGAGGTCGTGCAGCGTCGCCTCGCCGAGGCGGTGCGTGAGCACGGGCAGGAATCCGAGCAGGCACAGAGGATCGAACGTCAGCTCGGTCAGGCCCGAAGCGACGCCGAGCGCATCACCCGCAACGCCGAACGGGCGAACGACAACTACCGAATCTCGTTGCAGCGCAGTGAACAGTCGCAGCGCGACGCGTCTCGTGCTGCTGAACAGGCGGGAACCAGCCTGCGCGATCTGATGCAGACCAGTGAACGCGCCGGCCGCAGCATGCGCGAAGCTGTTCCCGACGAGGGGCAGGTGAACCGCTTCTCGAGCGCCCTCACGCGGGCAGGTGAGGGCATGGCCTCTCTGGGCGGCAGTGCTGGTGGTGGCATGGGTGGCGAGTTCGTCTCTGGGTTCGCGTCCCGTGTTCAGGGCCTCGGCGGGAAAGGAGGCCCGATCGTGGCCGCCCTCGCCGGGGTGGCTGTGATCGGTGTGGCTGCCGGTGCTGTCCTGGCGGGTGCGATCGCCGACGGGATGGAGCAGGAGAAGGGCCTCGATCTCATCCAGGCGAAGTTGGGTACCGACGAGGACACCGCCCGCCGAATCGGTGAAGCCGCCGGAATGTCCTACACGAGCGGGTGGGGCGAATCTGTCGCCGGGAACATGGACGGCATCCGGGCTGCCATCCAGGCCGGACTCCTCACCGGTGAAGAAGACACGTCGATGTTCAAAGAGACCATCGATCAGCTGAACATCGTCGCCGACCTCATGGGCGAGGATGTGCCCGCGGTTGCCCGTGCTGCCGGCCAGGCAGTGAAGAACGGTATCGCCAAGGACGGCACCGAGGCGTTCGACCTCCTCACGAGGTCGGCGCAGGGCAGCCTCAACGTCTCCGAGGATCTGCTCGACTCCCAGGTGGAGTACTCCACGCAGCTCCGCGCACTGGGACTCGAGGGGGCCGAGGGTTGGGCATTGGTCTCCCAAGGCGTGAAGGGTGGCGCGCGTGACACCGACGTTGTCATTGATGCACTGAAGGAGTTCAAGCTCCGCGCCAGCGATGGCACCGCCGCCGCAGCGGTGGGGTTCGACAAACTCGGCGTGTCAGCGCAGGACTTCCAATCGGCGATGGTGCAGGGCGGCACCGCGAGTCGGGACATGATGGCGACGATGCTGCGGAACCTGCACGAGATCAAGGATCCGCAGGACCGGTACAACGCAGCTCTCGCTCTGTTTGGCACGAAGTTTGAGGACATCCAGGGCGCCGTCGATGACATGAACCTGGATACGGCTGTGAAGCAGTTCGGCGAAATCGAGGGCGCGGCGTGGGAAGCCGGGAACACGATGGGCAGCAACACTGCCTCGCAGTTCGATTCCGCGAAGCGCACCATCGAGACCTCGGCTAACGCCATCAAGCTGGCACTCGCGGACGCGTTCGGGCCCGGCATGACACAGGCTGCCCAGTGGGTTCAGACCCATAAGCCGGAGATCATCGGGTTCTTCACGGAACTCGCAACGGGTGCCCTGACGACGCTGGATGGAATGATGGCGTTCTCGTCCGGAGCGTTGCGGGCGTGGGCGTTCTTCGCTGAAGGTGTCGGCGGGACCATCGGCACCGTCGTTCAACAAATGGCTAGCCTCGTCGACGCCCAGGCCAGTGTCCTCGATCTGATCCCCGGCATGGATGGCCAGGCTGATGACTTCCGGGGAATCGCCGAGGGTATGCGCGGGTTCGCGGAGTCGGTTGGCACCGCGGGCGACAAGGCCCGAGGCATGGCCGACGTCATCGACCAGGGCCGCCCGATCATTCAGGGGATGCGTGACGATGTGGCTGCCGCAGGGCAGGCCGCGCAGAACTCGGAATTGATGATGCGTGCCCTCGGTGAGGGTGTGAACGCGGTCCCGAACGACAAGAACATCATCATCACGGATACCACCCCTGAGATCATCGCGAACCTCGAGGGGTTGAACCTGAAGACCCGCACGTTGGAGGACGGCACCGTCGAGGTGTTCGCCGACACCGCGGCGGGGCAGCGGATCATTGATGACTGGATTCGTCAGCCGCGCAACACGAATGTGACGGTGACTCCGGTCATCAATCAGCAGGCGTGGGCGGACGCTCAGCGCGCATTCAATTCGTCTGGGCAGCAGGGCCCGGTGGCCCCGGTCTTCAGGGCCGACGGTGTGGTGATCCCGAAGAACACAGATCCGCACATTCAGCGGACCGAGGTCACAACCTACGGTGAGCGTGAGACGGAGGGTGAGGCGTACATCCCGTTCGCGGAGGCGAAGCGCCCCCGATCGGAGGCGCTCCTCGGTCAGGTCGCCGAGATGTTCGGGCTCGGCCTGTTCCGCAAGGGCAGCGGGCGGGTGATGGCGGACGGCGATGTCGTCGACAGCCTCACCGGCATCCAACAGTCCAAGTTCCCCGCCCTGCAGGTGACAGACACGTACCGGCCCGGGGCGGCGGACTATCACGGCGCCGGCAAGGCGGTGGACTTCTCCAACGGATCGGGCAACACAGACGATCAGTTGGCGTTCGCGAACTACATGGCAGACAACTACCAAGAACAGTTGGCCGAGCTGATCTACATCGACCCCAGATTCGGTCGCTGCATCAAGGACGGCAAGTTCGTCCCGGACAGCTTCTACGCCGGGGCAGGCGATCACACCAACCACGTGCATGTCGCGGCGAAAGAGGCACTGAGCGAGTCGCCTACACAGTCCTCGCAGGCGCCGGACAACCGCAGCGAGCGGGAGAAGATCGTCGACACCATCGTCGCCGAGGGACGCCGACGTGGCATCAGCGAGAAGGGCATCAAGGCGGCAATCGCGGCTGGTCTCGCGGAGACGGATCTGCAGAACCTCGACCACGGGATGGACGGGGACAACGCAGGCATCCTGCAGCAGCGGGACAACGGCGCGTGGGGGACTCTCGAGGACCGGAAGGACCCGGCACGGGCGGTCGGCATGTTCTACGACAAGCTCGACGATTTCGACTACGAGAGCATGGATCCGGCGGACGCGGCGCAGAAGGTGCAGCAGTCGGGCACCGCGGACGGCTCGAACTACCGGGCAGAGCTCGGCGAGGCCGATCAGCTGTACGCCGACTCGGTGGCCCGCGGCACGTCCACGTCGCCGCCAGCGGGCGACTCGCCTTCCTCGTCGTCGGGTTCGTCGATGTCGGGTGGCGTGCAGGACGTGCGGGTCACGAACTTCATGGACCTCGTGGACGCCGTCAAGAAGAGCGGTGATGCAGGGAAGCCGCAGGAGCCGCAGCCGTGGCTGACCGGGAACCTGCGCATGTACGCCAACGGCGATATCAGGAATGGGCACGAACCACAGATCGCACGCCCCGGTGACTATCGGGTGTTCGGCGAGGAGGAGACGAACGGCGAGGCCTATATCCCGTTCGCGCTTTCGAAGCGCGCCCGGGCGCTGGCGATCTGGCGTGAGACCGGCCGCCGTCTCGGCGTCGCAGAGTTCTCCGGTGGCGGATTCGGCGGCTACTCAGGCCCGGACACCGAGGACTACATGAAGCCGAAGAACCTGTACGACGCCGCGGCGCTCGCCACGGGTATCGGGTTCACCGCGGTCTCCGGTGCCTCCAACATCGTCGGTATGGCCCAGTCCGGGCAGTGGGACCTGTCGAAGCTGATGCCGTCCTTCGACACCAGCAACAACGACATCCCAGGCCTCAGTAGCGCTTTCGAGCAGGTGACGCAGCAGCTCGAGCAGATCGCTGAGACGCTGCAGAAGGGCGGGATGATTCAGGTGGATATCGATGTCGATTCCAATGGTGTGCCTTCTGTCTCGTTCACGAAGGCGGGTCTCGGGTGAGGCCGGAGCAGTTCACCATCGTCGGCGTCGACGAGGCCGAGTGGCCGATCGGTGAGATCGACGAGCCCGGCACGCTGATCCGGGTCAAGGACATCACCGGTCTCGGCGGCGCAGGGTTCACGCATGATGACGACCAGAACGCCGACCAGGCCGGTGTGACGTGGCGTGACGCGATGTACGACCCGAACATCATCGGGATGACGATCCGGTCGCAGCTGATGCCGGGCGATCAGGCCGTGTCGGTGGAGAAGGCGCTGCGCCGCTCGCTCGGGTTCCAGGCTGGCCGGCGGTTGGGGGAGTTCCGTGTCGACTCTCTCCTCGACGGTGAGCCGCACCGCCGGTTCCAGGTGTGGCGTCTGGCGTCGGTGCTGCCGAGCCCCACGTACAGCGTCACGCAGCGGCTCGGGTACTTCGAGATCAAGGATGTCGCGCTGCGGTCGGACGAGTCGTGGTGGCGAACCGACCCGTACGTGCGGACCCTTTTCGCTGGGGACTTCGCCGGTGCCACCGTTGACAACGTCTCCGACGAGGATGTGTGGCCGCACTTCGCGCTGACTGGTCCGATCACCTCGCCGACGCTGGGACTGAACGGTGAGGCGGTGCCGTTGCCGACGATCGGCGCCGGGCAGACCTGGACGATCGAGACCGACCCCGATTGGTTCCAGATCAACGACCACACCGGTGCTGACCGGACGTGGCCTGGGCGCCGCTGGTACAAGAAGGCGCCGGCCGATACGACTGGGATTCCGCTGACGATCACCGGCACGGGCACCACCGGGGCGACGAAGCTCGTCGTCACCCTGCCGCAGCTGTACGGGGCTGCCGCGTGATCAACGCCCCCGGGTATGCACGCCCGACCGCCGCCCCGGTCGACGGTTTCGACATCGAACTCGGCAAGCGCAACGGCACGAAAATCGAATGGACCCCGCTGGGCTCGTACAAGGCTGCCGAGTTCGGCTGGCACTTCTTCGATCCCGCGAACTTCCAGATCGACCTCAAGCCTGACCACCGCCTGATTCCCGAGCTGACGGGTCTGCGGCGCAAAGCGATCCACGTCCGCACGTTCCGGAACGGGATCCCATACACCGGCCGCCTGATGCAACGCCGCCTCACCGGCAAGCCCGGCAAGGAATCGGTGTCCCTCACCGGGTTCGACTACAAGTTCCAGATGCAGCGAGCCACGGCCTGGGTCAACCCCCTGTTCCCTCCGGAGATCCAGGTCGGGCTCACCGGCAAACAGGACATCATGGCCGGTGAGCCGGACTTCCTGTGCAAGTACTTCGGGGCGAAGAACTGGACCCGCCTCGACAAGCCCATATACGGGGCACTGCCGATACACCAAGTCGGGGAGGACCTCCCGGACCTCGACGACATCGCCACCCTGGACGACCTCCTCGAGCTGGTGAACACAGCTGTCGGGAACGTCGCGGTTGTCTCAGCCCGGTTCACACAGCTCGACGAGCTGTTCAAGCTGACCCGCAACCGGTTCGAGTTCGGCTACAAGATGGACCTGTGGGACGGCACCGGCACGCCCCCCAACGTGTTCTGCACCGCGAACCTCGCGCAGCTCCAGTCGGTGATCGACTCGACCAGCGACAACTTCCTGAACTTCCTCAACCCGGACAACTACCTCGGACTCCTCGACCCCGACTCCTGGGGGAAGATGGACCGCGCCGGATACGTGTTCGACACCCGCACGAAGCGGGACATGCGGAAGCTGGAGTGGCGCACCGACGGCGGACAGATCCTCAACGTCGACATGAGCGAGGAACACGCTGACGCCACCCGCGCCATCGTCGGCGGCAAGGCCCCCGAGATCCTGAACCAGGTCATCGAGTGGGGCTCGAACTTCGCGATCCAGCTGCTGCTCAACGCTCTCGCCCCGGGACTCGGTCTCGGCCTGGTCGTCGGCGACCTGTTCGACAACATCTTCTTCGCCTACCAGCAGTTCTACGACGAGGACCTCGAAGACGACATCGGCAAGGACGACGCGTTCGGTGAGGTGTTCGCCGACAACACCGCGGCTTGGTCAGCCGAGTCCTACGCCGTCGGGCAGGGCTCGCTCAATGATCACTCCGGCGGCGAGACCATCGCGCTGACTGTCGCCTCAGGCGGGGCGGACGGGCGGGGCAACAGCTTCGGCGTAGACGACAACACCGGCCGCCGGTACGACGTCGGCGACATCCACACCTTCCACGACCGCGGCACCACCGTCGAGCAGTACGTCTCCTCGGTCACCGTAAAGGACTCCCGCGACGGCCGGATGGTCGAGACACCCGTGCTCGGTGAGGACAAACGAGTCCGCGGCGCGTGGAGCAACTTCATCGCCAACATGCAGGGCTTCGCGCAAACCACGCGCGGCATCGCCAACAGCACCTAGGAGAACCCATGGCACCGAGATTCTTCCCGGTCGGCCGCGACTTCTACATCACCAGCGGATTCGGCTACCGAACCTTCGACAACGCGATGCACTGGGGCACCGACTTCGGCCGCAACGGCGGGTCCGGCGGCCAGCCCATCTATGCAGCGCAGGGCGGCACCGTCACCGCAGCGGGCCCGGCGTCCGGCTTCGGGCAGTGGATCAACGTCGACCACCCGACCGAGGACGGCAGTGGCCTCACCGTCTACGGCCACATCATCCCGGAGGTACGCGTCGGCCAGCGCGTCACGGCCGGGCAGCGAATCGGCCGCATCAACCCCGACAGCAACACCAACGGCGGCGTCGCCCCGCACCTGCACTTCGAGGTGCACCGCTACGTGTGGTCCCCGCCCGGCCCCAACCGGCTCGACCCGGCGGCCTGGCTGTCGGGCGCCGCCTACCCCGGCGCCGCACCCCAACCCACACCAGGAGGAAACCCAGTGGGACAGCTACAGGCTGACGTCACCATGCTCTCGCCCAACGACGACGGGCCACGAAACCCCGCGAACTGCACCCTCGCAATCGTCCACACCGACGAGGGCGACCCCAGCGGCCGAATCGAGGACCTCCTCGGCTGGCTCGCCCAGCCGCGCGCGCAGGCGTCCTACACCCTCGTCGTCGGCCGCGACGGTCGCATCGGCCGATCGAACGACGACAACTACATTCCCTGGGCCGCGGGCTCGCCCGCCAACGAGCGCGGGCTGCACCTGTGCTTCAAAGGCCGCGCCTCCCAGACTCGCGCCGAATGGCTCGCGCAGGACCGCCAGCTGGACGCCGGCGCCCGGGTCCTACGCGACTGGCGCGACCGCTACGGCATCCCGCTCGTTAAGCTCACCGGCGCGCAGATGCGAGCCGGGCAGAAGGGCGCCGGCGGCCACGCCGACACCGTCGACGCCTGGCACTCCACCGACCACACCGACCCCGGCCCCGGATTCCCGTGGGACGTCTTGCTCGCCAAGGCAGCCGGAACCACCACTCCCGAGGAGGGATTTCTCATGGCACTGTCCGCCGAGCAGCAGCAGCGCATCTACACCGAACTCACCCAGAAGTTGCCGTCGCGGTCGAAGTACCGCGCCAACAACGATCCGATCGACACCCTCGCCGGGATGGTGCTCAACATCGACGCCCGAATTCACGAGGAGTCGGTCGAGCGCGATGCACTCAACGGGGTGAAGGCGGCGGTCGATCTCGTCAGGCGCGAGGCCAACAAGGGCGACGCCGGCGCCAAGGCTGTGCTCGCCCAGATCGAGGGAGGCAAGTGATCATGGTGGAGTACGAAGCAACCGTCGAACTCCGCAGTCTGGACTCCCGCGCCTTCTGGCTGGACGCCCTCGACCGGGCGGGCAGGTCCTTCCTGCAGAACGTGCTGGTGTTCTTCGGCGCCGGAGTCACGATCGTCTCCGTCTCGTGGACCAGCCTCCTCGGGGCCGCGGCGCTCGCGGCGCTGGTGTCCCTGATTCTGGCGGTGTCGACCGCGACCGCTGTCACGTCGGGGAACTTCCTCGTCGACCTCGCGGACCGGGCCGTGCGCACCGGCGCCGGATCCCTCGCCGCGGCGATCCCGGTCACCGGCAGCATCACCGACATCGATTGGCCGACCTCCCTGACAATCGCTGGCACCACGGTCCTGCTCTCCGTCGTGACATCGCTACTCACCGAGAACCGTGGATCCGCGAAGGGGCTGCCGACACTGGCGCCCGTGGACGGTGAAGTCGTCGAGGTCGTCGACACCGAACTCGACGGCTGATGTCCGTGCTCACCCCCGCCGCGTGGGAGGGGGTCAGCACGGTGACGGTTGTCATCGTGCTGTTCCTCCTCCTCGCGGTGTCGCTGATCCGAGGCTGGATCGTCTTCGGTCCAGCGCACCGCGAAATCGTGAAGGCGAAAGACGAAACGATCGCCGATCTCCGGGGCGGCCGGGCTGAGGACAAGAGCGTCATGGCCACACTCGCAGCGACGAACGCCGAACTCGCCGTCACCGGTGAACTGTCCGCGCACGTCGTCCAAGCGATCCGCGAGGCGACAGGGCAGCGGACAGGAGCCGCGGGGAACGCGGGGCCGACATGAGGTGGCCGTGGTCGAAAGCCCTCGACGACGCGCACGCCGAGGCACGGGCAGCGGCAGAAGAACACGCGTACTCCGTACAGCGTCGCATCGATACGGAGCGTGCTAGCAGGAAGGCCTCGGGGGTGGCGAAAGTGCTTAGAGCAGAACTTGAGCGGAACGGGTACACGGATCTGCTGCAGCAGGCGATGGGGGGCGGACGGTGACGAACGCCGCAGATTGGGCCCTGCTGATTCTGGCCGCGCTGGTCGCTTGTTTCAGCCTCACATACACCTTCCGATCGCCGTGGTGGCGGAATCGGATCGGGAAGATCTACCTCGTCAAGTCCGCGATTCTCGCCCTGGTCCTCTTGCAGAACTCGCTGTCGGTGTGGGTGTCGACGGAATACGCAGGGCGGCAACTATTCCGGGTCCTCGTCTACACGCTCGGGATCGTCTCGTACGTCGTGATGCTGTGGGCGCTGGTGCGCGAGCAGAACGAGGACCGGCGCAGGAAGCGGGCCGAACTAGAGAAAGCTGAAGCCGAAGCCGCCGCTGAGGCTGAGGCAGTCGGAGGGGAGTAGCAGTGGAGCACTTACCCCGCCGAGTCCCGGCAGGTGACCTCGAGCTGCTCGACTACCTCGTGCCGATCCTGCAGGACTTCGTCGGCGACGTCCCGATCATCGGCGACCTGCTGGAGATCCTGTCGGGTGTCGAGGATGGCACTCTCGACGACGTCGGTTCCTGGGTCAACAACCTGATCGCGAACCTCACCGGACTGGGGAAGAACACCAACCGGATCCTGATGGAGCTGCAGGCCAAGCTCGCCGAGGGCGCGAAGTTCACCGACACCTTCGACCGCGCCAACAACTCGAGCTCGCTCGGGAACGGGTGGGTGCAGGGCGGTGGGGGCGCGCACCTTGGGATCCTCGACAACGCCGCCCGGATCGACAACAGCGGCGGCATCCTGGCGCCCACCGGCCGCCGCTACGCGATCTGCCCGCAGACCGCGGACAGCGACAGCATGACCGTTGCGGCCGGCGTGAACAACGCGGGCGTCGCGGTCGGCGCGATGACTACGCTGTTCATCCGCGCCAACGCGGCGCTCACCGAGTTCGTCTTCGCCAACGTCTACGGCAAATCGGTGTACATGGGTCGCGGCACCCGCACGGGAACGACGTGGACGTTCACGGACTGGACGTCGAAGCCGACCGGGGTCACCATCCCTGAGGGTGCGCTGATCGAGTTGCAGGCCAACGGGAACAACTACGTCCTGACCTGCAACGGGCAGACGCTCCTCAGTCATCTTGACTCGTCGGGCTACCCCGTCGACGCCTCGCACCGCACGGTGGGCTTCTCATCGGAGACACGGCAGGTGGGCCTGTTCAAGCAGTTCTCCTGGGGGCTGGTCGCCTTCACCCTCCGCTCGGCTGTGCAGTTGACGGCACTGAGCACCGCATCGACCAATGCCTCCGCGGCACTGGGCACAGCGAACTCGGCCAACAACACGGCCATCGACGCGAACACCAATGCTGGCACGGCGCTCGAGGCTGCCATCAGCGCGGCGTCGACCCTGGCGGAGTTCACCGCCCGCGAGGAGGGCGGCCAGAACTCGGGCACGGTGATCACCGAGACGTTCCCCACCTCGCCGTTCGGTGCGCAGTGGGGCGTGTCGGATGCCACTCAGATCGGCATCCAGAACGCGATGGCCAACATCCTGAACTCGTCGACGACGCCGGGGAACTACGGTCTCCGGCACACCACCGCGATGGTCACTGACGACCACATGGCGAAGATCGTCATCGGCCAGACCGGCACCAACACAGCGCCGACGCGAATCCTTATCCGCTGTGCCAGCGGTGGCTCGTCGTTCGTGCACTGCTCGGTATACGCGAACAAGATCGAGATCGGCCGCGGGTCGGGGGCGTACGGCACCTACGCGACGCCGTGGGCCACGCTCAACAGTGTCACGCCGAAGGCGGGGAACACTGTCGAATTCCGAGCTGTCGGCAATCAGTACTTCGTGATGCTCAACGGCATCCAGGTGCTCACCTACACCGACTCTGGAAACACTGCGACGGTCGGCGCGTCGAACCGCTTCGTCGGCCTGGTCTTCAACCGCACCGACATTTCGATCATCTGGTACCGCGGCTGCGGCGTCTCGTCCTTCTCCGGCGCAGACGTGAAGCCAACGGCCATGATCGGCAAGGGGTTCGGCCTCTACCGAGCCAGCACATCGCCCATCACCCTGACCGGCTCGACCACCATGCATGTGCTCGCCGACGCGGTGTTCGACAACCGGCGGTTCACCGAGCAGGGCTGCACCGTCTACACGGTGGGTGACGGCACAGTCATCATCAACACCGAGGGCTGGTGGGCCTTCGCGATGAACTTCGAGATCAACAACGACAACACTGATGAGGCGCTGGTCAAACAGGCGATCCCATCTCTGTACTGGTCTCCGACATTCAGTGATCCCCGGGTGCCCATACGCTACGGTGGCGGCGCGACGGACAACCCGGCCATCGGTGCAACCTTCCTGGTGTACCTGCGCGAGGGTGAAGTCGTCCAACCCGGGATCTCAGCTGAGCGGGATACTGTGATCGGCAATGCCACAGGGTCGCTGACGTACTTCGAGGGCACCCTGGTCTCGGCTCCTCGCGGTCCGCAGGGACTTCCGGGGGTGCAAGGTGTCCCAGGCCCTCCGGGAATCCAGGGGCCCACCGGCACTGGTATCCAGATCGACGGCACCGTGGCCACCTACGCAGCGCTGCCCGCTGGGACGCCGGACGGCTCGCAGTACGTTGTCACCGCCGACAACCTGCTCTACGTCAAACAGGGTGGCGCGTGGCCGGCCAACGGGGCTGGCCTCGTCTACCGCGGGCCCACCGGTGCCACCGGCGCTCCGGGCACCAACGGCACGAATGTGACGCTCCAGCGCGTGACCTCGCTTCCTGGATCGGGAACTGCGGGCGTCATCTACTGGATCCCGGTGTAGCAATGAGCGGTCACGTATGGAACGGCACTGCCTGGGAAAAGGTCAAGGCGATGCACATGCGCAACGCGGCCAACACGGCATGGGAGGAAATCAAAGAGGCATATCGGTGGACCGGATCCGGCTTCGAGCTGCTCTACATCAAGGCGGTCAGCTTCTCGGACACGTTCCCTTATGCCGACGGATCCCTGCCCTCGCCGTGGCTGTCGCTCGGTGCCAAGCTGCCCTTGATCGGCTCGCCTTCGCAATCGGTCAGGGCGGGCGATCCCGGCACCACCAGCGGCGTTTTCAACGGCTACGCCATCTACGGCACCTCGGTGAACACCGACGATATGTACTGCCAGGCATCATTCGCCGAGCTCCAGACCGATGACGTGTGCTATTCCGGTGTTGTGGTGCGTAGCGACTCGACCGCCACCAACCTGGTCTACGGCGACTTCAACAACGCGGGCTGGCACATTGGAACCAAGGTAGGCAGCACCTATACGACCAGGGCATCCGGCTCTACGTCGGCCCCCGCGTCCGGTCAGGTCATCAGATTGACGGCGGTGGGCAACGTATACGCGCTTACCAAGGCCGGTGTCACGATGGGCACCTGGACCGACACCGGTGGGGTAGTCGTTCAAGGAAGTGGCAGGAGAAGGACCGGCCTGACTGTGATGTCGGAGCGCGCCTTCTTCACCAACAACTACTCCGCCAACCTCGACAACTACGCCGCAGGTGATCAGTTATAAAAGCACCCGATCCCGTTCGTGAGTGGGGCGTTTTCGTTGTTGGTCAGCGTCCCCGTGCCAGGGTGGAAACGCATTCCTGCACTTGTTGGGCATTTGCTACCGGCTGACACGCCGAGTACACCACGTCCAAAACGGCAGTGTGGAAGACCTCCCGAGTGTTCCAGAAAATCACATCTCCCGACGCTTAGAGTGACCCAAACTGCTCCCTAAAATCAGGCGAACAGGACGGGCGGCATGGGTGCTATTTGTATTTCCGAATGCACAGATATGCGCGCACTAGTTGGTGGCGCTGCGTGTCGCTCAGCGCGGTAACTGCTTATCGGGGTGCTCAATCGCCGCCATAACTGTTGGCGTCGGTTGCTAGGTTCGACGCACCGTCGGCTTTGATCCCGAATTCGATGAAATTGCAGCAGGTTTCGCCGCTCCAGGTGTAGTTTCGGTGAACGATTGCTGACTGCCCGTTGCCGCATACATGCGCTAGGTATTGCCATTCGCTGTAGTAGTAACCGCGGGTGCGCAAATACAAATTCCCGCACTGGTCGTCGCCTGCGGTGTCGTATATTCGTAGGAAGTAGTGGACGTAATTTGGAGTCGTCCAGTAAACAACGCCGTTCATGTATGCGCCAGCGGCCTGCGCGTAGACCTGGTCGTCGTCATAAAAGCTGTCTGGTGGGTCCGCTTGGGCCACGGTGGTCGATGGTCCTACGAGCGGAACGGCGATGGTGAGAGCTGCCAGGAGGGCTCCGGTGAGCAACTTCGGCTGACCAGCTGTCGGCGATCGAGACTGCGATGGCCCTCTTGGATGGCGGATTTTGTGGTTCCATAGCATGATTTCATCCCCGGATGGTGGAGACTGGTTGGTATTGTGACTCAAGTCACACTACGCCGCCGACGATCTCTTGGTAAGTGACGAAGTAGTCGAGGTCATCGCAGCCTTCGAACCCAAGATGCCTAATCCGATCGGTAAGGCAGCGACCGCGGCCGGGGCTCCGGCGTTGCTGTGGATCCCGTTTTTTCGGATCCATCGGCGGAGGTAGCTCTTTCGGCCTTCTTGGAGCGCGCGGCCTGGTCGACGAGGTCCACTGGCGTCCGTCCCACCACTGAACCTGAGGCCTCCCTCAGGCTAGGAACGCAGGCCCGGCGGAGGAGCAGGTCGGCACATGCGAATCGAACCATACGAACTTGACGCGCGGTACCGAAAGGTGAACTGATCGGGGTAAGGGCAAGCCAGTAGGCACCGACGGAGCCCGCCGCTCGCGGAGGCAGGCGACGGGCTCCTTGCACCGGTCCAGGAGGAGCCGGAGTCGGGGGTTAGCTCGGCGGGGTCCTTGAGGTAGTCGCGCAGACCGTTACGTAGCCCGGCGCGACTACACCGACGCACAGTAAGGCCCCCACCCTTCGTGCGGAAGGTGGGGCATTCTCGTCCTAGCGGCCGGAGCTTCCTGGCCGCGCTAGCCGGTCACGTTGATGATGTTGACCTTGAATTTCGGAACAGTATTGCTTCCGCCGATCTTGGTGTCATACGTGTACGAACCCTGAACCTCGACGTGCATGGTCACAAAGTCCTCTTCGATGATGTTCGCGATCAAGCTCGGGTCCTGGGTGGTGATCAGGGTTGTCTGGTCGTAGTTGTATGACGCGCCCATGGGTTCCGCTGCGGTTCGCGCGAGGAACTGCTTGTTTCCGGTGGCGGCGTCGGCCTGCATCACGACGCCGTAGACGGTGATCTTCCGGCCGATGTAGGTGTCGGGGTTTTTGGCGAGGAGTGCGAAATCTCGCTCGCCGAGAGTTTCGTAGGTGTTCGGGTCGAGGCGAGCCGCCTCTGCCTGACGCCGTTTCTCGGCCTCTGCAGCTGCGGCAGCCGCACGGGAGGATGAGGCGGCCTGCGACGCAGACACCTCGGCGGCGGACTTCGTAGTCGTCACTGCCGCAGCCGGCGCCTTCGTGGTGGTCACCTCGGCCGCACTGGCCGTGTCGTCCTCCGAGTCGCCCCCAAAAATGCCGAACGCAACGAAGGCAAGGACAATCACGCCGATCACACCTGCGGCGATCTTATTGCCGCGCTTGCGCGCCGCAGGGTCGACAGGCGGAGTCGTCGGCCCACCGCCGCGGTTTGGAATTGCCTTGGTGGCAGAGGTCCACTGCTTGCCATCCCACCAGCGAAGCTGAGGTTTACCCTCAGGGTCGGGATGCCAGCCTGCCGAGGGCGTCGGTGTCGTCACGTGCGCATCAAACCAGACGAACTGGACGTGCGGTATAGACCGATTGAATGTATCACCGTGTCCCACTCACTTTGCAGTATTTGCCTCCGGAAAACATTTCATAGTTGCGTTGCGCACCGCTCGCAAAATGCGGAACTCACCTGACGCTTGTGATTAGCGTCGCGGTAATCTACTGCGTCCTCAGTATTCATTCCGCAAAGGAGTTGGCGTGACGCCAGAGCGCCGGCGACAACTCGCCCTCGCCGCCCGGATTCTGCTTGCCGTCGCTGCTGCGCTCGTCCTCGCCCTTCAGGCGCTTTCACAGGCGAAGATCTTCGAAAACCCCACATGGCTTCCCGTCGTACTTGGTCTTGCTGTGGCGTTCCTAACTTTGAGTGACAATGCGCGCGCCGCTGTTCGGACCGCCCGGGCGCCGCAGCGAGAAAACGCGCACATGCGTGTGCAGAAAGCTGCTATCGCAGCAGTGATCGAGATATCGAAAACCACTGGCGTCGAGCTGGAAGTCATCGGCGGCAGCGTATTCACTGTTCACAAGCGCATAGCGTGGAAGAAGTCTTTGAAGTGCGTTCGGCTTCAGAATGCGTTGACGCGTCCGGTGAGGTTCCGTGTTCAGGACTATCCGCAGGCGTCGACGGTGAAATGGCTATCGGGCAAGGGAGCGATCGGCGAGACTCTCAGGCACCGAAGCTACGCCTACATCCACTGGGCACCGATCGCCAAGCGGCATGGCGGCCCGCCTCCCATCACTCGCGAGAAATTCGCCGCGATCCAAACTGGGACGCGCGCAGGGTTCACCTACAAGGAGTTCGTTGGAATCGTCCAGAAATACGCCGAGATTCTGGCGGTCCCGATCATGTCGGAGGATGGTGCCAAGATCTTAGGTGTGTTCGCGATCGACCGCCCGTACGTACCGGGTGACAACAGCAAGCGGTTCGACGATTCTGTAGTGCGTGGGATCGCGGAGGTTGCCGCCGTGGCAATGCGGGGCGACTTGTAGAAGGCATCTAGAGGTCTTCGTGTGAGGCCTACACTGGGTTTCATCCCTAGAGGTAGAGGTGACACAGAATGACAGTAAAGGACCGCAAGCGTAGGGAAGCGCAGCGCCGATACATCGCGCGGATGCGCACGATGAGTCCTGATGACGTCCTTACGCGTCGCCTCGACAAGATGGAAGAGGACCTTAACGCTCAAGAGCGGGAACAAGAAGGACGGCACGTGCACGCCTGACTGGCTCGCCAGAACGCTCCTCACCGGGAGGTGGGGACCTTGGTTTTGCGTCTACCAGCGAATATGCCTGCAAGTTGAACGAAAGCAATGGCAAGGTGGTAGAAATGCAGCATCCGGGGCACACAAGGTTGCGGCTAGCAGCATGCCCCGGATGGCACATCAGAAAATGACTCGTTTACGCGGTTGCCGCCGCAAAGCGAACCAGAACACGATCAGCATTTTCGCCCTTCCGCCCGATGCAGGGCGGGAAGGTGGAGTGCTGCTCGTGGTGAGAAACGAAACCGTACTGGTCCTCGTAGTTGCCGGTTTCCGGGACGCGCTGTCCGGTTTTCCAGCGTCCATGAGGGCCCTTAGGGCGGGATACAGACATGACAATGCTCCATTCAGTAACTGAACTTTCCAGCCGGCGGAGATCTGCCCCGGCGGCCAGCGATCAACCAATTCGTTGCACGCAATGCGGCGGCGAATGGTTTCGGCTGGATGGGGGGACCTCGGGCCCGGACGGTGTCCGAAACGGAGCAGTCACCATGTCGCAAGACGGGCGGATCACGGGCTACTTCGGGATCCCTGTCTGCGTGGAGTGCGGACGTCCGCAGCAGTAGTCCAGATAAAAGAAGGCTGCGGCGGATGCTGAGGCTAGCCGAGGGGGCCGGGGGCACAGGCTTGATTCGCGTACGGAGTCTGGATAGTCACTGAGACCTTCCTTTTGTCGGTGAGAGATATCTAACGGGTCGCTGCTCAAGACACTACAGCTAGTGGCCGACAGAAACACTTAACCCGAGATGTTGTGAGTCACATCGATGGAATTCCCAGGTCGCGATGGCATTGACCATAAATTTCGTGCTCACATCGATGTGTCGCGCATCACGGGAATTTAGTGACCTAAGCCACAAAAAACTGGGCCCCAACCAAATGGTTGAGGCCCAGTTCTCTTTTGCGCGAATCAGGAGCGACCCGTGATTCACCAACTTCCGTGCCACTAGCATCTCCGGTTCTGGCTAGAAAAGCAAGAATCTCGCGAGTGGATTTGCTGACTATTTCTCTGAGTTACCAGCGGAAACGCGAGCTGGTCGGTGGTGGGCAATTTCATAACCTACGGGGGCGTAAGTCTCTGAACTGGGGCGCGAGGGCGGCAGTCAAGTCGTCAATCTGGACGATCCGTATAGTCGCGCACCCATTCGAGTGTGTCCACTGTCACTTTCGAGCCGAGGTACGTTCTCGGCGGCGATGCTCTCCGTGCGGGGTTCCGAGTCGGCCCCGACGTCTCGGAGGTTCGTGGTGCCCCGGCTCGGCTTCCCTCCGTGCCGGGGCGTGACAGACAGTATCGAGTTTCGAACGTGTGTGCGAAGATTTCGTCATGAAGTCCGTCGAGCCCGCGCCACGCTGTTGTCCGATTGGGCACACGCTCGGGCCGAACGCATGCATCGTCGGCTGGGAGGTATGTGCCTGTGACTCCGCCAGCAATGGCGGGCACCGGACGCACTACTGCCGCGAGTGCGGGGCGACAGTGCGGACGCCGCCGTGCGCGGGCGCCGCGCCGCAGACGGACCGTTGGTCTGGTCGTCCGTGATGCCGGCGGTGTAAGGGGCGGGGTGACCGGGAGGATCTCGGGCGCGCACGGCGCGCGGGAGGCACACGCCGCCGGCCCCCGACCGCACGCGGTCGAGGGCTAAGTGGCAACGCGCTGGGTTTACCGGCCGGGCGGTTTCAAGCCGCGGCGAGCAGCTCCCCGTGGACCTCCTCGTGTAGCAGCTCAGGCGCCGCGGACGGCATGGGGGTGCGACGCGATTCTTCGTGCGCGAGCGTGATGGCGAGGTGAATGCTGGCGAGCTGCACGAGGGGCGGGATAACGGAGATGGCGACCGCGATCGAGCCGCCGCCGTTGGTGACGGCGTGGGCCGAGTTCCCGGCGACGGAGACCGCGGTGCCGAGCACCAGCAGCACCCATGCGTAGGCCCGGGGCCAACCCTTCGAGAGGGTCGCGGCGGCGATGGTCGACACGATCGTGAGGCCGTCGACGATCAACGGAAACGCCGCGCTCTGGTGGTCTGTGATTCCGTTGTGCGCGGCGAGATCGGACAGTGCGGTGAAGCTCATCCACGATGCGAGCGCAGTGACGGCGACGGCGCCGACGGCGGTAGCTCGAGCGGGAGTGGCGTTGGGCAAGCGTGAAAGAATTCTCAT